TAAGCACCCTGACAACCAGGTGATGTACATACGGATGTTGTGGAGCTGGTTGCAACTGAACCACCTGAACCACCCGCACCACCTACCAGTTCCACGATAATTTTTCGTTCCCGGCGTAGGTGTATAAGTACCCGAAGTTGTCATGAGTACGGTGTTAAGCAGGCGACCCGGTGTAGCGAGTAAAAGCGCGTTGAAATACTGCGATGCCCCCACGCTGTCAACGGTCCCATCTGCAGTCATGCCCGCAGCGGAAAGCAGAGAACTGAAGAAACCAGACCAGTCGTTGGCCCAGTCCTGTTCCAGATAAGAGCCATCCTGAGCATCAGGTGCGGTACGGTTTTTAAATGCACCCTGCGGTTGACCAGTTGTGGGATTGGAAAACCGGCCCGGATATCGTTCGTTACGTTTTAAAGCCATTGATTACTCTCCACCGACGTAGCCAACGAATTCCGCGCTATCGTCTCCGAATTCTGAAAAACTATCTCCGAACTGGACATAGTTGCGACCCTCTAAGAAACCATTAAATTTTACACCTTGTGGCTTTGGAATCAAAGAGGCGTTAAGAAGTATCCAGCGTTCAAGATTGCTGATGTTTCCATAAAATTCGATGGAAAAACTCATATCCTGATGGTCAATTACCCGCACATTACCGGCGCTTGGTAACATGAAATTCATCCCAAACAGAATCGATTCGATGCTGGCGTCAGAATTGTTCTTGATAATTTTAGCTTTGATAACTATCCGATAAAATTCATCAGACATCTGACTGTCAGTATTAACATTAGTGGCACTGAACATGGCGGATGTATCACCAAATTCATCACCATCCGTAAGTGCAAATAATCCTGGAGTCAGTGGTATGTTACTGATGAACTCACGCGATACGCCCACAATCCTGCCGATGATGTTAAGCTGTTCACCCGATGACAGGTCAATGTCATACATGGTACGAACAGCATAAGCACCACTCGCAATTTCTTCAGCAAGCTGCCGTGTGATGTTATACCATGCGACAGCTTTAGGCTTATTCCGGTACTGTGCATAAATGCGTTGAGGTGCATCCGATACATCCTGAACATAGTCACCTTCAACGGTGTAAGGTACAAAATATGTTTGCTTAAAAAACATTCATTGTCCCCTTACGCGAAGAAGCGCCATTTGCCTGCAATCTTGCGCACAGTGTAAACCCTTAAATCCGTTGCCGTAAGACTAATCCCGGCACTCGCCACAGCTATGCTGTTTGCATCATACTTCAGCAAAATATTACCGTTTGTGGCAGTTTCGTTTTGCCGGTTGATGTAGAAGTAAGCACCATCAGGATAGGCCGTACTGATTGAGTTGATATTTGTTACCGCCGAATAGGTGGAACTTCCATCAGTGGTGTACATTGCTCCCACAACGGGAGCAAAACTACTGATGTTAGGGAAACCTGTTACGCCGGAAAACGCAATAGATTTGGTATCAGCAGATGATTGAAAATCAACGTGATAACTTGTGTTAATTTTTGTGAAAGTGACTATTACACCATTGTCTTTAGCGCCATTGAGAATCAAAGGAGCGCTTGCGGCAATTCCGGCAAAATATGTTCCGGTGCCAATAGTCAGAGTACAAAGTTCGGATGAGCTACGCATAGCTATCCGGAATTCTTTCGCACCTGCTTCCGCAAAGTTAAGACTAAAAGATGATGTACCGGTTACATAGTAGATATAACCATCACGCGGTGAAAAACTGGCGTTAGAGGCCGTAATCTGAACTTCCCGGTTGTCTCTTTTTGCTCTCAGCGCGCAATTGGTTATCACGTCTTTCTGCGCTTTGACAGGCAAAAGAGATGCGTTGATTATATCACCGTGCCTCAGACTTCTGTCACACTGAACCGGTACGGGGGTTGTCCATGAGGAAAGGTCAGAGCTTTCTGTATATAGATACGTGTTATAATCATAACGGTCAGCATAACCAATATATTTGGGCAGGAAGCCTTCTCTTTTTACGACCTTAAATGCTTCGGTCTGAAATCCCGTTGCGGTCGCATCGATGACATTACCTACTTTTGTGTAAGTACCCGTCATTGTAGAACTTGTCCAGTGTTCGATGTTTTTGTTGTAATCGTTTTTAGAAAACAGATGCCACAGATTGTCATCCATGAAATAAAAGCTGCCATCAATCTGGCATTGAGTGTTGCCGGACTGGTTAATCAAAACTGGTAAGTCAAAAGTAAAATTAGACTCGTCGGTGCATCTGGCAATATACTGCCTGAAATCAGGAATGGTTGTGCCATTTATATCAACAAAATCATTCCCATAAGGTAATGTCAGACCACAATACAGCACGTTGTCGTATACGAAGAGTTGCGGCCCCCATACCTGATTACAAGGGTGGGTAGCACCGGGCGCAGGAACAGTATTCGATGAAATCCCGGAACCGAACTTCACGCGGTATCTGTCCCATGATTTCAGGTCTGTACTGGTATAAAATGTCGTGTCGTAAACTCCAACATTAAAAACAGTAACACCCATTATCCATCTGCCATTTCTATAAATTATGGCAGGGTCTCTTCCACCAACAACGTCGGTGCCTGTTGTGCCAGAAGGCATATCCTGTCGTACTGGTAATAATGAATCATTTAAAGTTTCAAAAACTTTACCATCTGATGAAACGGCAAAGTATACCGCAACATCATTGTTAGAACGAAAATGAGGGAAAAGAAAAGTATTCGCAGGTAACGTCTGAAGTCTTGACAGCGCACCACTAACAGTTTCCGCATCTGAAGAAGTGTTGGCAATATCAGAAGCGTACAGGGTCGCAGCGCCTTGCTTACCGTTGACGGATGTTACAATGGTTGACGGCAGCTGAGCAGCAGGAATTTTACCTGTATTATCGAGTTGTACAAAACCCGTGATATCCGCCAGAGAGGGTTGTCCCGTGGCGTTAAAAGTCTGCACTTTATTCTGACGCAGTGACGCAGCGGGTAACTCGTTAAGCGTTTCACCCTGCGGTGCTCTCACGCTGCGTGAAACCGCTGAGCCCGCATTTTGTGCAGCTGCAGCAGCATCGGTCGCTGACTGAGCAGCCTGTGCGGCGTTATTCGCTGAGGTAGTGACGGCTCCCTGTGCAGTTGATACGGCATCTGCTGCCTGAGTAACCAGCGAATCGACCTGAGAGAAATTTCCGTCCAGCTCATCCCACGTCAGGGGTCTTCCAAGTTGTTTACGGGTTACAATGGTCATACGATAGTCACCGTGATATTAGAGGTTGTCCAGCGGGATAATTCATTGAACGCTATTGTAACATTGGAAGTGCCGCCGTTTACAGTCATCGATTGCACATAGCTGTTCCCGTATTGCCCTATCACTTTGTTGATAGGAGTGAAAAGAGTGCTGTAAGGCACATCTTCACCGATGTCAAAACCATCAACTTTAAACCCATACTCAGCCGGAACAAGGTCACCATCTACAAAATCGATAAACGCGTCCTGAATCTCTCCACTGATGTCGGAGGGAAGTGACCCGTCATCTTTAATTGTGATACTAATCACCATGTCAACGTATTCCGGACGGCTGAAGTTAATAACCTGCTTATTGAAGGAATACGTCGGTGAAGTTACTTCCACACTGACTGGTGTACCTGCCTGATAAAGAAATACCCCGGGGTTCTTCTTAATGTAAATCGCCATTGCAACATCCGCATCCTCACCACCGTCAATCACCGGTGCAATACTGTGAGGTGGTAAACCATTTACGTCAGTAGTATTGGTATCGTTTTCATAAACACGAACTCTTCTTACACCTTCAACCGCGAAAAGTTCGCCGGTCATTGAGTCAATCTGGTTATTACCCGGCCTACCAACTGCCGTAGCGCGTTTTACGCGCAGGGATGAATCGGATTCAGCATAAGTACCCGGTGTTGCCGGGTTGGGATTGTTTACAGAGGTGAGACCACCCACAGTATCAACTATCTGTGTGATACTGTTAGCGTCCGCTTCAATTCGTCCTACTGTAGAGCTGCTCAGACTTACGACAGCACTGCCTGTGCTATCAAGTGTCCACGTCTGGTCCAGCGTCCACACGGTGCCGGTTGTGCGTGATTTAAATCGTGTTCCCGCTGGTACGATAGTTCCCACCACACCGTTCAGAACAGCATCAGTAATTGTGGATGCTGTACCCTCACTGCGCGTAGTACCCGTGAGTGCAGATATGATGTTAAGGTCGTAACCGCTGGCTTTCGAAGGGTCTTTCGAGTTGTAAGCCTGCTGAAGTGTTTCATCCAGCGCACCAAACACTTCAGAATCGTGTGCGATTTTCAGTCCGTCAGGTGTGGAGGGGTCGAGGTTCCAGTTAGGGTCAATATCGACATAGAGCTGGCGCTCCTCGTCAAACCATTGGTTAACGGTCTTCAGTGAATAACCTTTTGGAGTAATTTCAGCCATTTGTTTCGGTCACCGTAGATATTCCATACTGGGTCAGGACGCTGGCCGTGACCGTGAGTGAGCGTGCATCCACGCTGGGGAAATCAAGACTAAATGCGGTAAGGCGTATGACACCCGGTGTATTGGCAATCCGTGAACGCAGAACCGCCTCACGTGCTGACATGTTGACACCTTTACCTAAAATTTGTTCAAACCACGGTGTGCCGTCCGTAATGTCGCGGAAATACTCGCCGAAAAACAAACGCAGTCGTGTGCGAATGGTCTGTTCAATCTCAGCCTGACCGGTTGTAAAGATTGTACCAGATGTGACGATGTCACCATTTTCATCAAGTAATCGTACGGTCATGTGCGCGGAGTTCCTGTAATTGTACCATTTTCATCATGGCGGTGCTGCTCATATGGTACACCATTTGAACCTGTAAATCCGCCACCTGCAGGTGGTGTGATGCGCCCCTGCGGTGTGAACACGACACCATTAATGACAGCGTTACCGTTCGCCAGTAACTGTATCGAACCTGAAGCGTTCAGGATATTAACAAGCCCATTTGCGCCGATATTGACACTGGCCTGCGCATTACCCACAGCAATTGAACCATCATTTTTAAGCCATGCATACTGAGTGCCATCCTCGTTGCGCAGTTTAATACCGTTATTACTGAAGTTTTTAATGACGTTAGGAAGCGAACGAATTCCCGGTACGAACATTGCATCCTGTTGATGATGGAAGCGCGCTGCAGGGTTATCAGCTGTACCGCCTGTCTGTTTCCAGCCGTCAATGCAGCGCTGACTGAACAGTACAATACCCTCGCAGCCTGTATCAATCTGGTACTCAATGGTAAAACCATCACCCGGAAAGCACACGGGTACGTCCACAATGGGCTTAGGTACCCACGCGATACCATTCACATCCACACGCTGGATACCAATCTGAATCTGCGCACGCTGTGTCTTAGGGTCGAAAGCGAGTACGTGACCGGGAATGGACGTATAAACACTTTTCATATTTTCAGCAAATGCAACACGTTGCACCTGTGACCCTGAAGCACCACCGCTGTTTGCCATAAAAATACCGATAGGTTGGTTATGTGTAAAATAATACAGGAATGGCAGTTGACAGTCACGTCAAATGTGAGATAGGATTTATCTTATGTGGTATCACTCAGCGGATGTGAGTCACACTGTAAGCTGTGGAGCTCCTTGCCACGTTGTAGCGCAGTGAACAATGACAGAATCCGTTAGCCGGGTCGGGAGGTTCCTTCATGACAGGTGACACACTGTGGCGATACGTGTTGACGTCCGGGAAGAGACCGGAGTATTACACTAAGTGCAGACATTTACTGTAATACCGGGACCGTGCTTTACTCGCCTTTAGCCCCTTAAATGGGGCATTTTTTATTTAGCGTACTGCTGACCGCGACGATACGAATCGTTAACGCGTGACACCGCTTCACCGCGTGTAATTGTGCCATCACGGTTAACATCCAGACCAGCGTTGGCGTTATAGACACTGGACGGTGAGGTTGCAATCACATAGCTGTCAGGCTTACCGATTGCGGCAGGCCAGAACACTGCCATGTAACAATCACCGATGTTGTTAATCCTTCCTTTGTACTGGTTGAAATACTTCTCAACGTAATCCAGCTGCTGTACCGGCGTCATGCGTGCAAGCGCAGTGGTGGTAGTACCGAGTGATTTAGCTGTGGAGCTCACAAACTGAATCAGACCGGTGGCACTGCTTCCGGGATTTTTAATCGACGATGAAAAGGTGTATCCGGTTTCAAAGCCCATTACTGCCATCAGCCACGAGGAGTCAATGTTGAGATTCCCCGCGATTTCACGAACTCTCACACGGAATTCCTGTGTCACACGAGCACCCCACACCAGTGCACCATTGCTGATAAGTGGCTGAGCAGAATTTGCACGCAGTCCGTCAATTTCAGTCACCCACAGGTTAGCGTGTGAATCACCACGATGGCGTAGGGCAAAGATGTTGTATTCTCCACTTGCACGTGCATCTCCGGCCAGACCGACGACGAACAGGTTACCCGCGTTAAAGCTCTGGAATTCCGATTTAACATTAATGCGACCGTTAATCCGGAAGTACGGATTCAGCTTATTAATAACATAAACGCCGAGTCCGTTGGGACCACGTGTTACTTCAGGAATACCGACCATACCCGTAAACTGCGAAACTTCCGTAACAGGGGTGTTGCGTGCTGTTGTGCGCTTCGTAATAACCAGTCGCCCGCGGTCCTGTAGCCAGTCGAAGCCGTAAGCCTGCGCAAGCTGATTAAGCTCCTGTGGAATATCACCATCGACCATATACCCGCTGGTGAGGGTGATACCTGCAAAATCAGCCTCGTTAATATCCAGAGGACGAGGCCATTGCTGTGCGATATCTTTTAGGACATCAAGCAGTTCGACACCCTGACTATAAGAGGAATTAAGGGAGCCACGATCGTTAACCGGGTCACCTGACTTACACAGGAAGCGCTGCAACGTGGAAGCACCATCACGCTCGCGAAATGTGTTTGTTACATAACCTTTGAAAATCGTATCGACCTGATTGGTGTAACCGGCACGAAACTCAATGGAAGAATTTGCGTCAACGGTCGATGCTTTAGCAAGGTTGTAAATACGAAAATCACCGAACGCCAGCGTTTCACCCGGGTTAATATCGATGTCGAAAACCACGCGGAACTGGTAGCTGTCGCTTTCGCTGATGTAAGTTTCACCATTAATGATGACACTGTAGAGGCGGCGGTCTGTCATTCACTCACCCACACCAGATGGTTATTTACGCCGAGGTTATCCAGCGTAACCTCATCACCCGTGAAAACGAAACGTCCAATATCCGCGCGATACCCGTTAATGACGTCCGCGCCCGGAACGAGCATAGCACCCATCACCAGCGGTGTGCCGTCGCGCAGGATATTCATCGTCCACGCTGGGGTGTCTGTATAAGAGATATAGTTAATCTCGAAGTCCAGATAATTATCACCCAGTTGCAGGCTGAACTCCTGATGCGCATTTGCTGAACCGTTTGAGAGTGGTATTTCCTGCATCAGAATATTCCATCCAGTACGTTATTGACGGACTCGCTGACAGAGTCATTCACATCTTTAGCAATCTGCTGGCCCTTTTTCACCACACCAGCGAGTGATGATTTGCTTGGGTCACCATCACGCAACTGATACTGTGAAGGCTGAGTGAGATTCTGCAGCCGGTCGAGTGTGATAAGCTCCTGCAGCTCGCACACAAAGATTAATCCTGTTTCGTTAGTGATGTCTTTGGTGCGACCGATGCGGCTGATGACCATATTCTGAAGCTGAATATCACCCGCATCAATAGCGAAAGGCTCACCGGCACGCATCAGGTTAATCAGGAACTCAAGCGTTGTGGACGCACGCGTCTCATTACTGCCCGCGAGAAAACCTGCAGCCAGACCCGCAACTGCAGCAACATAAGGATTGTTTGTCAGATTTGACAGACCACCAGCAAGGAAATCGGTCAGCTGGACTTTCAGCGGATTATTACTCACGGCACCGGTCATTGTCCACCGCACCGGCTGGATAATGCGATGGTCGTTAACGTTCACACCTGATTCCACGGGGTAAACTGTCCACTCAACGGAGACGTCCAGCGTATCCTCCAGAATGGCATCAAACTGATAGCCTGCAATAGTTGGTGCCTGTTTGGTGAACAGGTTAATGATACTCATCGCTACCTCGCAGTGGTGGATTGCATATCATCCACTGTCATCTGATTGTTACGCTGCTGAACCTCGGTAATCTTACTGTCGAGCGCACGCCCGTCCAGTTCAACACGCATATCAACATTATTGTTTACCGTGGCTTTAAGCGGCACAGCGTAGAGTTTTTCTGCAACAGCATCACCTACAGCAGCTGCAGAATTGTAATCATTCACGCGGGCTTCGGGTGCATATGTATCGGTGTTAATGTAGGTTCTCTTTTGCGCTTCGTAATCCTGGTCAAGTGCTGCACCAGCGTCCCAGCCATCTTGTCCTTTGTTTTTATTACCGAATGTACGCTTATAATATCCATCGTTTTTATTTAACATCGGCGGGGTGGTGTCTACGGTTTTCCACCAGCGAGACAATGCATTATCACTGTGCCACAATCCACCCAATGAATCACCTTCTGAGGTATCAAAAATGCCGGCGGAATCTTTGGTAAACAACTTATCCAGCCACGAACCCTTATGTAACAATCCACCCGCAGCATCACCCTGTGATTCATCGAATACCTGTTTATCAAATACCCATTGCGGTACCTCGTACCCGGTGAGATTTTTTACATCATGTTGGTTCATGTTCCATGCGAGGGTGCCAGCGCCAGCAAGCGCGACTGGAGCAGCGAGGGCACCAGCTACAGCACCCGCACCACCGAGTCCAACACCGCTAAGTAATGGTGCGGCAACACCACCTGCAACACCAGCACCAAGCATTGAGAGTCCGGCACCCGTCGCGACCGGTTCACGCTCAGCAAGTGGGGCAACAACATTACTCAGGATATCAGAACCCTTGTTAATAATGTCGGTCATACCCGGTAATACCGCACTGCTGATGGTATTAGCCACGCCTTCCCACCGGTTCTGCGCTTCACCAATTGCCGCATTATACTGGCGTGACTTCTCAATCAGTTCATCACTCAGTCCGGCCACTTCGTGAACGTGATTGAGTACCTCACGATAACCATCGGAGCCCTTACGAAGTAATTCCACGGTGGCGGGTGATAAGCCCAGTGTGTTTGCCACGCCCTGTTGCTGGTCGCGATTAAGCCCGGGAAACTGCTGTGCGAGGCGTTCCATGAACTGACCACCTGACTCGGCATTTTTCAGTGGGTCAATCTGGACACCGTAGTAAGCAAGGTCCGTAAATGTTGAAGCATCCCCCTTGTTGCGCAGGTTATTAAGCGCTGTCTCAACGCGGGTGATTTCCCCGACAGCATCACCGGCATTCCCGCCAAGAGAGCGGATAGCGTTACCGTAGTCATTTACGTATTGTGTGGAGGTGTAAAGCTGATTGGTGTTGAGACGCAGGTCGTTAACACGTTGCGCCGTCTGAACGGCAGTATTGCCCACACCAACGAATGCAGCAGCAAGTGCAGCACCGGTAGTACCGGCAAGCGATTTGATACCTTCCATTGACGTGGAAATCTCACGCTCACCTTTGCGGAGTTCGGAAACGTCATAACCTATCGCGACGAGAAAGGAACTGATTACATTAGCCATTCGTTGCCTCTAACATTTCATCCATCGCCTGATTAAACATTTCCACATCTGCGAGTGAGTAGGTACCATCATTAAGCTGCGCCCATGTACAGAAAGGTGGACAGAGACCATTAATGCCGGTACACGGGCGCATCAGATACCAGTTTACACTACTGGGTCTGCCTGAGCTGGACTGGCGCTTTTTACGGCGTCGTCCAGCCATGAGAAAAAACCTTCCAGATTCCAAAGGATGAGTTGTGAAAGCAGGGTGTTCCACTCGACCATTTTACCGCTGAAATCATGAACAGTAACAGGCGTTTCAGTACCTGCCACAAGTAACTTCTGAGTCATCAAGCCCACAGCCTGCTTTTTAAGCTGCTGTGGCATTGACATAAACATGGGGATGAGAATCTGTTCACCCATACCTTCACCCATCTGCGCAGCATTGACAGCGCGCGACAGAAGTGTTGCAGACAACAGTGAAAGCAGTTCATCCTGCTGCACAGCGGACGCCATTGCAGCGTTAACGGTCAGATTACCCACAGTGAAAGATTTTACGTATGACATCTACAGCCCCCTTGTTTCAATGGGTAAATTCTACAGGAAACAGGATGAGATGGAAAGGTGTTGACGAGTTCGTCAGATTGGGGTAGTGTAGTGGGACATTGATTGAGTGGAGTTGTGAAGATGATTTATACCAAGCCTTTTTTAACAAAAGAAGAACGTCAAAAGTATATTGACAGTATTTCAACAACGATGAGGTCGATTGCTGAAGAAAATGACGAAAATTTACAGTTTGATTATGATATTCTCAGATTAGCTCTTTACGCTTTGACACAACTCTCTGTTCAATTACCAGATTTACGTCAAACAGTATCTGGAGAACGCTATCTTTGTTCAGATGGTGTTTTAAACTATCGAGATGATGTTATTAAAGCGATACAATCTACCGGTCATGATGTTACCGATTGAAACTAAGGCCCCTCACGGGGCCTCATCATTTAGGCTGCACCGCGCTGTCCGGTCCAGCTATTGAACTCAATGATAAACGTATCATCACTGATGGTAGTACCGGCACGACCGCGCTGACCATCATTCACAATCACGCCTTCTGCACCAACTGCCGCATCCAGCGTACCAATCTGTGTGAAAGTCAGTTCGATGTTGGCACCGCTGTTCATCAGACCCTGCATGTAAGCAGCATCAGCTGAACCGGGGTTCAGGTTGAGCGTCACACGGCGACCCGGGTTGATGCGGTCCAGACGAATAGCGTTACCACCCTGACCACGACGCAACGTAGAACGCGGGTCAATCGGTTCATCCACATAGGGGGTTGCTGTTTCGCCCCAGTCCTGAATGATACGACCGTTGACCGTCACTACGGAGTTTACGGTACTGAAATTATTTAAAGCCATCGTTTAATCCCCGTATTAATAAACGTCAACAGTTATGTCAACAGTGTGAATGGCACCAGAGCGGAACACGCGCACGCGGATTGGCGCAGCCAGACGTGCAGCACGGTCAGCATCTGACAGGTCAAGAATATCTTCGGGCTTGGTCAGAATTTCATAACCAATTGTGTAAGCATCCAGACCGGTATCCGGGTCGATGTAGTTACGTGGTCCGAGATAGTTGTTACGCACGAACTGCTCACATACACGCTTGGCAGCACCAATGAGAACCGCCTGACCCACAGGTGTCTGTGGCAGCTTGGTCGTCTGGTTCGCCAGTGCGTTGTAAAGGCCCACACGCAGGAAGTTGATAAACGCGTCAAGGTTCACCACGTCATCAATGTACTCGCCGTAGGTGGAGTGTGTGATTGTGTTCAGCCAGCGACCACTGTCGGTTGAACCCTGCAGGTCCAGCACGCTATAGAAGGTTGCCTTTTTAGTGGCGCGCTTCATGGTGCTGTACGCAGTATCCGAGAGGTCTTCAGCAGCAACACCCGGAGACTTTTTAAACTCGCCGGTAATGGTAGAGTTGTCAGCCGAGTAGTTCACACCTGCGAAGTGTTTAGCCAGCGCGGTACCGGCATACGCATCAGTCGCATGTGCGGCTGTATACACGTGGCGATAACCCAGTGTGGTAAGCTGCGTTGCAATGTCATTCGTCACAGCCGGGTCACGGATAGCTGTTGCAGCCGTACCGGTCTGGTTGTCGATAAACATCACGTTGTTGTTCTCAGCCCATGATGCAATCAGCAGCACGTCAGCAGCGGTTGCAAGCACATCGGCAGTGAACAGAGTCCAGTACCACCAGTTCTGGTCAAATGCCTTGTCCAGCGTGGCAGTTACTGTGGCGTCATCCGCATCGGTACCCCATACAGTAAGCGAGGGAACAGCCGGAGTAGAGCCAAGCCATTTTGCGCCAGCTTTGTAAGTCTCAGTAGTGGATGCGAAGTCCTGAGCCAGAGCGGCGACAGAGCTGTAAGTACGGTAGGTATCTGCAGCAAATCCTGACGGCAGGTCATCGCTTTTGGCGAAGAGCATTGCACTACCAAAATTAGCCGTCAGTAATCCAGCCGGACTAATCCGGGTATTAATCCGGATAATATTACTAACGTCATATGACATATTTAAAGCCTCGTGGTTTGTGTATACACCGGCAAAATTTTATCACGATGAGATAGTTACGTCCACGGATTGCAGTACCGCACCATTTTCATTCTCAGCACTTGCTGAAACACGCTCGATATTGTTCACATCGACAATATCAACAGCCTCGTAATACAGCCGTACGGTAATCTGCGCACGCTGCTCCATGTTACCAGACTGCAGCGCGGTAAGGTTATTGACAGCCTCTGTACCACCCCAGCCAATACCGGCACGCATGAGAATCCAGGGAACGTCAGGGCGTTTGTGACACTCTTTCAGCTTCTCAGCGTATTCCATCGCTGAGCCACGATAGAAATCCACGCTGACGTCGCAGATAATCTGAGCACGCACATCATAGCGCACCTGACGCGTCACAGGCAGATTGCTTATGGTAACATTAGCCTGACCACGCTCGCGGATAGCCTGACGCACGCGTATGCTCGCGTATGCTCCCGTCGGAGCCTGTGCGTTAGGGTCAGCCATGATGCACTCAGGCACACCCGTTACGGTCATGACAATGGGGCGCAGCAGCTGAAATAACTCAAGGTTGGTCATCGTATCGGTCCACTATAACTTTGCAGTAGTTGCGCCACGGGCGGTTATCTGTCTTGACGGCTTTCCAGTTCTGACCAAGAAATACCCATATACCGTCGAGCATGATGGCATCAAGGTCGCCATTGTTCACGTAAATGCGTCGCGGGTCGAGAATACGCTCCCCACCTTTCTGGAGGAAATCCAGCTCGCGCTCACTCAGTGGCTGAATGTTAACCTGATAACCTGTGACAGGCTCCATAGCAACAGGTGTCCACACGCCGTTAACGTATGAGCCACCGGCAGGAATGTACGTTGCGGCGACCGATTTAAACACCGCGTCGATGTGTCCTGTCATCTTCAGACCGTTAGCCATCAGATACCTTCCTCGGGTTTATCTTTCGTGACCTTGTACGTCACGCTTGCACGCAGTGCACCGGTGTCAATAAGCGGGTTAGATGAGCCTTTCTGCTCAATGGTGTACGGGCTATTCGGTGGCTCTTTCAGGTCGGTCATGTACGTCTGCGTCGCGCCTGCTGCAAATGCGCCAATCTGCTCCATCGTCTGGTCCAGTGTGGCACCACCTGCGACAGCATCCTGAATGGTGTCAATAATGTCCTGCGTTGCTGACTCCACACCGGGGATGAGCCACGGACGCGCAGGGATGGGTGCAGGCTTACCGAAAAGCGTGTTGTGCGGGTTGCCGTAGTTGAGCAGTGCACCAAGCTGTGCGTTAGTAATTCCATCCTGACCATGCTGCCCGGCGTCTTCGTGGATACCAACGGTCACGGATAGGCCGCCGCGAAAGTTCTGCAACTCCCGCAACAGTTCGGCTTTAGCAAGCTGGAAATTCTTTACAGTAACAGCCATTGGTGCACCTCCTGCGTACATAGTACCACACGGGTGATTGCTGCCGCCAGTCTACCCCGGACCCCCGGTCTATATTGATACGGGGTATCCATTTTCGGTTAAGCTAAGTTACTGATTCTCTTTATATTACTACTACTTTTACCTTAATACCCTTAAAGAATAATAATTAATATAGAAGAGACTATTTATAGGATGTATGTATACATACTTATAAGAAGAGCAGGGAGGAATAGGTAGCAGCACTGGGGTATGGGGTAAAAATGCTGTAAGCTACTGATATGGGTAAATTTATTTTAACCGAAATAATTGTTGACGGATTCGTCAGGTGCGAGTATCTTTAACTCATCGGCAAATATGTGGGAGTTGAAGAGAAATGACAAAGTTCAAATTTGTGGGATTTGGTGAGAAAGAAAGTTATTTCGGTCAAGGTGAATTCACTATTGGTGAGATTTATGAGACTCAATCAATAAAGCACTACAAGGATTCAAATTTAGAGTCAGACGCGCTTTTCACAGATGACAACGGCATGGAAATGTGGGAAGAATTGCACGGCTTTGAAGAGGTGACCGACCATGACACTGAATGAAAAAGTCTGGTACAGCGTGATAACCCTCTGCATCATCTTCTGGTGTGGAATCGCAATCGGAAGTCTGCCATGAAAACTATCCAGCAGTTACGCAGTAAACACTGGTCAGGTCGTAACACACTCTGGCCGCGTACCACAGTAGCGTGTCAGGTACGCTTCAACTGGCAGGGCTTCCACATCAACCGTAAAGCGCTGCAGGTTGCTCAGGATGAAGCGCGTGATGCACTGCGTACCGGTGAGCAGAAATACTGGAATCGCGGTAACTACTTCCTGACTGGTGCCTACATGGGCGGTCCGGAAAATAATGAATTCTGGAATCAGTTTTAACCATAAACTCGGTGGGGACCGACAAATGAACGAACAATACGAATTTGAAGAACATCTGGAGTATTACAAACACCTTTACATGAGTGAAGGGTTTGCACCAGAAGATGCAGAACTGCTTTCCATCAACCTGATGAAGGCGTGCAATATTCCCGTGGAGCCATATTATGAGCAATATTCCAGTACCCGGAAAGCAGTACACTGACCGCGATGGCATTACCGTGACCGTAACGGATGTGAAGAAGTCAGGCGGCGGCAACAATTACGGAATGCGTCGCAGAGGCAGACCAACCGGTTACAGTGTCACAATCAGCAACGGTAAATTCGAATGCAGTATCGGTCTGAGGGCTTTTGAGCTGAGAGGTTTTAAATGTACTTCCCCGTAACTTACAGCGCCACAGAGCGCACTGAGGAGCGTCCTGAAGCGGTTGCGACAGTGCGTGAGCTGCTCGACATGATTATCACGCTGAAACTGTGTGAGAAGCAAGGTGGTAATGTGCGTCAGTGTTGCCAAACGCTTGCAGCACGTATGACGCAGCCCCCGGTGGTGGAATTTCTGCGTAAGACTGCTGCACTGCCTGTGCCGTCTGCACGCATTCACAGAAAATGGAAAGAAATGTTAGCGGCTGAGGCGGCTACTGCGGAGATGATGAAAAATGAATTACAGTGAAATGAGTGACTTCGAAATTAACAAGGCTATAGCAATAGCAGAAGGTCACTATTGTTATTACGGAGACGGTAGCTTTACAAATGGATTGATGGGAAGAAAAGTAACCGTTAAAGGTAACGGTGTTGTTGGTTGTATGGACTTTTGCAACTCATGGACTGATGTCGGGCCGATTATTGAAAAGCACATGATTTGCCTGGCAGCTGATGTTTTTGCAGAGCCTCAGGATGGTGGTAAGTGGGTAGCTCAGCCTGCTTATGGGTGGGATAGCGAACGCGTGAGGAGCGATAACCCACTTCGCGCCGCAATGATTGTCTTTCTGATGATGCAGGAGCCAGCATGAACCTCGGAATTAAGTTAGTGCATCCCGGTGCAAAGATGCCCACGTATGCGACAGCAGGAGCAGCCTGCTTCGATTTGTACGCTGTGGCTGATATTCCCCACGAGTTGTATCAGGGAACGTCTGTAACGGTCTCTACAGGGCTTGTTTTTGACATCCCGGAAGGATACGTACTGCTTGTGTACTCGCGGAGTGGGCACGGGTTTAAGTATGACGTGCGTCTGGCGAATGCCGTGGGAGTGATTGATAGCGATTATAAAAAGGAAGTTATGGTAAAACTTACGCGGGATGAATCTCCAGGTAGCTGGTTAAACCAGTTTCATGTTCAACAAGGTGACCGTATTGCTCAGGCTATGCTTGTAGAAGCACCGAAGATTCAACTCTTTCAAATTGAAGATGTGGAAGATACGGGGAGAGGAGGCTTTGGAAGCACGGGCAAATAGTCTTGTGCTATTCGATTGAATCAAATACAATAACTTCTACTCTGTTGGAGGTTATTGTATGAAATTAGAAAAAGTTTGTGGTACATGTTCGAAGATATTTCTTGTTCCTCAGTGGAGACCCAATGCTAAATTTTGTTCTCCAGCATGCAGGCAGGAAAGTCTGAAAGGTGAAAAGGATTCGAAATGCACGCAGTGCGGTTGTATGTTTCACATGAAAAAAAGTCAACAGAAAAGGTATACAAGACGATTGGGGACGTTTTGTTCAAACACATGCTTGGCTGAATTTAAAAAGTAGGATACAAAGGTGATGAAAATCCAAATTGGAAGAATAAAGGTACAGATTCAGATGGTTATGTGATTTGGATAAAAGCTGGAATGAGAGGTGTAGGAATAGAAGAAACTAGACTGCACAGAGCTGTAGCATGTGAATGTTTGGGTATTGTAAAAATACATAAAATTATACATGTTCATCACCGAGACTGTAACATATTAAACAATACTCCCGAAAATCTTGCTGTCATGACTGCTAGCGAACACAAGTGGTTACATAAAGCATTTGGAAATGCGGTCTTATACGCATTGTCAGTTGGGAAAATATCAATTGATGATTTAACCAGTTGGTGTTATGACCCTTTGAAAGCAAAGCAATTACTTGCACGCGATTTACACTCTGAAATACCTGATTCTATGCATATTATTGATGGCGTACTTATGCTGAAGGATACCGGGGCGTAATGCCCCGGGTTTATCAGTTACCAATCACCAGCACGCGGAATGTTACGCCTGCTGAGGCGTTCTCAAACGGTCCCGCACTGAGTAACAGCGTTGCGCGTGACTGCATGGCGAGGAAGTTACAGCCTGTTGTTGTGATACTGCTCGCACCACCCGTTACCATCTGTGCGCCGTTCCATTGTGGAATCGGAATAACCGTTGGTGCAGTAGTGTAGGTTTTGGTGAAGGTGAGTGCAACAGGTGTACCGGCTGTAACAACTGTACCGGTAATAACCTCCGTAACACTGTTTGTACCGGCGTTACCACGCGGGATGGTGAGGTTAAGCGTTTGCGTCGGTGCAGTACCCGTAATAGTTGCACTGGCAGAACTGCCTGCAGCACCCGTGGTGACTGTGCCGATGCTGAGGGTGTTTGCTGGTCCTGCCGGTAAGCCGATATTGAGTACATAGTTTGGACCTGTACCGGTAATGCTGGCTGTCGCGTTTGTTCCTGCTGTAAGAGTTGTCACAGTGCCAATTGACAGGGTAGGTGTAGTACCGTTAGGTCCGGCAGGTAACCCAAGATTCAGCGTCTGAGATGGCGCAGTACCAGTGATTGTCGCAGTTGCCGGAGCGCCTGCTGCGAGTGTGGTGACTGTGCCGATGCTGAGAGTATTTGCAGGACCAGTGTTACCATTGTCACCCTTACTACCCTGCGGAATGCCGAAACTGATAGTCTGGTTCGGCGCACTACCCGTGATATTTACCGTAGCTGCAGCGCCCGCACCGAGAGTGGTGACAGTACCTACGGTGAGTTTATTAGCAGGACCAGAATCACCATCGTTTCCTTTACCACCTTGCGGGATACCAAGACTCAGCGTCTGGTTAGGCGCTGTACCTGTAATAGCCGCAGTGGCATTGGAGCCAGCCTGAAGAGTTGTCACCGTACCAATGCTAAGTACATTCGCGGGACCGGCTTCACCGTTAGTACCATCCTTACCATCCGCGCCATTATTTCCACGCGGGAGTGTCAGATTGAGAACCTGTGAAGGTGAAGAGCCGGTGATAGTTGCGGAAGCCTGCGTACCTGCGGCACTCGTTGTGACAGTTCCGACAGATAGTGTGTTAGCCGGACCCGGGTCGCCTTTTGAAGCACCCGGTATGGTCAGGTTAAGCACCTGATTAGGTGAACTACCTGTAATACTTGCTGCAGCATTTCCACCCGGTGCGCTGGTTGTTACGTTTCCGATTGACAGCGTATTTGCTGGCGGACTTACACCATCAGTACCAGCATTACCCGCCGGGATGCCAAGATTAAGCTTACCTCCCGATGTCATAGCTGCAGTAGCCTGTGAACCAGCAGGCAGGGTGGTCACCGTTCCGATGCTGATTACAGGTGTTGAACCGTCGTTACCGGTGTTACCAGCCGGGATACCGAGATTGAGTACCTGATTAGGTGAGGTGCCTGTGATGGTTGCTGTCGCCTGTGCACCGGCGGACAGCGTAGTAATACTGCCGATAGTGAGGGTGTTACCCGGACCAGCCGCACCCATAAGCGAATCCATACCAATGAGTGTGGTCCACTCGGTGTCGGTTGAACGCTTCCACTGGATTGCGCTGTTACTCACACGCATATCAGCAGATGCACCCTGCATAGTGCTGAGCGCGATAAGATTCTGCCACACGGTGTCAGTGGTATATTTCCATTGAATATACCCGTCCGCCACCTGTATCTGCGGAGTTTTACCGTTAGCACCGTTCTGCCCGGTCATATTAAAAGGCTGAACCTTTCCCATAACCTGAAAGAGTGCGGAGTTGTAAACGACAGGCGTACCAACCGGTTGCACTTCACCGAGCATACCTGTGACGAGGTTTGAGAATGTGTCGATGTTTGGAGAGGAGACAATGCGATAATCTGTGAGCGTACCGACGTCAAGGCTACCAGTACCTACAGCCTGACAGTAGGATGTTCCGCGATAGAACATACCGTAGATGATTACACTTCCTGAAGCCTGTTTTGACCGCACCTTAATTTGCAAATCTGCAGCGCTTGCACCCACAAGCAGCTCATACTTAGACAGTGCCATGATGATAACCTCTGATGGATTAATTCATAAGAGGTTATAACACTTTTACACAGCTACTGCACCCATTCCCACGCGCTTACGCAGACGATAGAACTGCTGACCGGCAGCTGTGTAAGTTAACCAATCATTGTTTACTTCGAGCATTGCCGGTACACGGTATGAAATCGATTCATCACCCACAGACTTGCTCGCCACGTTAAGACGTGCTTCAAGGTCTGGTGCACCGTCGATACCGTTGGCATAGTTACTGCCGAGCCATGCTGCAGCATACAGGAACATACCGCGCTGCTTCAGATTGTGACAATCTTCCTGATACGCACCCCAGCGCGGTGAGCCTGTTTCGGTATCAGCTTCACACAGCGCGTACTGCACCAGTGCGTCAGGGTATTTCGTTGTGTCAGCAAATGCGTGACCGTAGGGTGAAATGCGGAAAGCGGCGATAACATAAGCATCAATAATCACGGTACTACCTCACAAAGTGAAGCAGCCCCGGAGGGCTGCAACGTTATCACTCAGGTGCTTTAACCTGGTCGATTTCTTTCTGCAGGCGCTCAGCTTTCCAGCGTTTATCAATTTCAATGCCGAGGTTCTGAGCTTCCTGACGCAGAGTTGCCAGTTTCTCATCTTCTTCGTCATCTTTACCTTTAACAGGCTCTTCGTAACCCTTAACAATCAGGTCACCGGAGTTGATGAGATTCTGCACGAAGCTGGTTTTAACCACTTCGTTCGGTACTTCCACAAACTGGCTGTTGTCGCCGTTCGGGATAATCTCATACTGTTTGTCACCGTGGTTAATGGTGATAGGGCGTGCGGTACGTGCGCCTGATTTAACCTGTGCCATTTGTTACATCCTCATTAGGGGTTGTGGATGATAAGTATACCGCAGATGTGTGAATATGTAAAAGGTGTTGACGAGTTCGTCAGAGTGGGGTATGGTAGTTGCGTAGAGCAGATTAACTTTAACTGAGGAATGAAAGATGAAAGAAGTGAGTGAGTTGGCTGAGCTGGCGAAAAAGGCAACCCCGGGTCGTAACTATGACCGTCTGGATTCATGCGGCGGAGGCATTAAATATCAGTGCCTCGGTAATGATGGGTCGCTTGTGCTGCAATGTGACCACAAAAATAATGAATATGGATTTATCGGCCCCAAATCTATGGAGGATGAAGCCTTCTTTCTGGCTTGCAAACCTGAAACCATCATTACCATTGCCGAAGAATTCATGATGTTGCAGCAGCAGCTCACCGCCACCACCAACTCCCTCACCAACGCACAGGAAGCGCTTAAATCAGCAGGGATTGAAGCTGATACGGTGCAGGCGGGAGTGAGGGAACTGGTGAGCAGGATGAATCAGGTGGTGGCGGAAATGTCAGCGATGGCAGAAAGTCGCAATCGCCTGGGTGAATTCATTCTGGAAGAAATTGATGCCGACTATCCGCTTAATATGGAACTGGAAACCCCGGCCACTGACGCTTACCTGAACGCGGTGCGGGCGGAAGGTGTTGATATTGCAGTTCACGACCTTAAAGATCTGGCCAAGCGTAGTTTGCAGGAAGCACCAAATGCATCAGAACATACTCACGCTGCGGCGCTTTATCTGATGACTCTCTCCGCCCAACTCCGCGCCGGCAATGCTGGTAAGGATGGCAGCCATGATTAATTTCCCGGCTATGACTGAGGGGCAGCGCAAATCAGCGATTCTTTGCGCGCAAAATGTACTTAATGCGTCCTGGGCAAATGAGCACATGAAGCGGATCGCGCAAATCGCCCTCGCAGCGCTGACGGTTGAGCCGGTTGCATACACCGACGACGAAGAGCTGGAAGACCTTAGTAAGCATACATTTGCTAATATGTTTACGCCGCGAAAAGAGTATAAAACAGACCCATTATGGCTTCCGCTATACACCGCCCCGCCAGCGCCGGTGCTTCAGGTGCCGGATGGGTGGATTAGGTGCAGCGAGCGGATGCCGGAAAACGATGACCTACGCTGTATGGTTTACTGTCGAGACTCTGTAATTCGCACCGCTTTCACATCTCACGGCGACTGGGCGATGCATGGTAAATATTACGACCCCGGTTACGTCACCCACTGGATGCCACTCCCACCACCACCGGAGGCCAGCAATGAGCAATGAAATCAGCAAAGAGCGGCTGGAGAAACTGGCCGCACAGGAAACCATGAGGGAGCAGGCGCAAATGGCGAGGGAGCTGCTGGCGCTGCGTATGAATAAGCCATCGGCAGAAACATACGGCTGGATTGCCGAATACCCAACGATTCCAGCCGGTATCGGTGGTATAACTTACTCATTTCACGACAACAGGGTCGACGCGCAGGAAGAAGCGGACGCTTACAATGGCCACGTCGTCGAGGTTGTGCGCCGGTGAAAAACTACGAGCCGATTGAGGAACAGCACATGCGGGATGCACGGTCCGGAGCGTTGATATTCTGGCTGAGTGTGGCGGTGTGTATCTGGCTGCTGATATAAAAAAGGCCCCGTGAGGGGCCTGATTCATTATGCGCCGCCTGTACCTTCGTTCGGTACGTCGCGGTACGCAGCAGACAGTGGGTAACGGAACTCCACGCCACTGATTTTGTACTCGCACGGTACTTCCAGACGCAGTGCGGTAGCCTGAGGAGGCAGTGAACGCCACGGAATAGGCATACGCATGGTCAGGTTGTCCTGATTTTTCTCGTAAGCCATCATGCGCGGTACACCGCCCACACCTGCATCGTTCAGCCACAGCACGGAACGGACGTCCAGAGGCTGACCGGTTACTGCAGTGTAGGTGTTGTTGCGCATGAAGAACTGCAGAACGGTGGTATCGGTACCCTGAGCCATACGTTTACCCTGTGCAATGCTCCACAGCGTAGACGGCAGGAGCAGGGTGTTCGGCACGTGACGCTGTGCTGACTGCTGCCACACCTTGTTCAGCAGGGCGTTCATCTCTGCAACGATTTCATCACCGGTCGCAGTGGTCCAGTCGATGGTGCTGTTATCCAGCGGCACGTTCGGATGGTTGAACAGACCGTACATGTTGCGCTGTGCATCACCGAAGAAAGCAACCTGCTGTGAGTGCTGACGTGCACCACGGAATGCCAGGCGCGCTTTAGACGCATCCAGAGGCATACGCATTGCAGCAGCCTTACGAAGCTCTTCCAGTGAGTAGCCGTAGCTGTTACCAGCATAACCAACAGGAATGGTGGACAGGTTAGCGTCGATATCAACCTGTGGCAGGTCACGACCGTTCGCGGCAATGAATTTACCCATTGTCGCACCGTCGAATGACAGATAGCTTACACTGTCAATCCACTCCGGGTCAGAGGTATCAACCGGTACCAGCTGGTCAAAAATGATGTCAGCGTACAGAACTTCATAAACCTTAGACTCAAGGTTAGTGAACTGGCTGATATAGAAGCCGATACCGGCGTCAATGGTGTTCAGCTTCAGATGCAGGTCAGCATCGTATGAATACTTAAAACCTGTCTGGCTGTCAGTAACGGTAATAACGTTCATCTTAGTTAGCCCCCAACGACCAGAGAAACTTTAGCCAGTGAACCGGCTGCAGCGGTTGAAACGAATTGTGCATTTGGTACCAGAACGTTGGTAGTACCCGCAACGTTTGTGAAAGTACCGTCCGCCAGAATGACATATACCGGGTCATCTTTAACCACAGCTACGGCTGGTTTAACCCAGATAACGCCCATTGTCATCACAGTGGAGTCGTAATTAGGTACCGCACCGATTGCAGGAGTTGCCTGAGCGGTGGTGTATGCACGGGTCAGTTCACGCATGGTGATACCGATGAACTGTGCAGCGGTTGAACCGGTTACAGGCAGTTTCATACCGTCATCGCCATCGGTAAATACTGCGCGACCGAATGGAATGACTGCGGTACCTTTGTTCAGTTTGGAAACGGTGTTATAAGCTTCCATGTCAGCCTTCTGGCCTTCAAAAGCTTCACCGTAGTAACGACTGTAAGAAGTCTGTACTGGCATGATTAATTACCTCCACGGTGGGCGTTAGAGACCTGTTGTTTAAACTTGTCGTATGCCGACTGCTGCGGCTGAGTGCCTTTAGCGGCATCCAGAGCAAGCTGCTGATACTGCGCATCTTTAGACGGCTTCTCTTCATCTTCGTCTTCTTCCGACGCCATGTCGAAAGCAGCCTGAATGTAAGCTTCAGCCTTGTCAGCAAATGAGCGGGAAGGGTAGCGGCTGGTCAGTGCGGCACGCATGATTTCCACGCTGTTCACGCTGTCACAGGTGAATGAGTCACCGGCAATTTTACGTGCTTTGGTCTGAACCTGTGCGATTTCTTCCACACGGGTTTTAATTGCTTCATCACTGGAGGCTTTTACAGCATTTTCCAGTTTACCGGTCAGGTCATCAACTTTAGCCTGTGAAGCATCCAGTGACGCCTGTACTGATTTAGCGGTAGCTTCTGCATCATTGACACGCTTTTGAAGGCGGTCGAATGCATCTGCTACAGCAGCATCAGCGACTTCGAGGACGCGCCCCGTGTCAGTTGTGATTTGATGCATTGCTCTATCTCCAGTGGTTTTATTATCAAAAATACGTGCATTTGAGCCAGCGCGGGCGCGGTCCACAACTGCAACGTGATTGATTCGGATATTCGTCTGCTTAAACTGGTACGGTGTACCATCCGGTGCAACACCGGGTGTGTCGTCATAGGTGGCAGTGTAACCGGCAGACAGTTCACACGTGCCGCTCAGCACTGCATCAACCGTGTCTTTCGCCTTGATAAGCAGGTTACACTGCACAAAATTGTCATCAGTACGCGTACCTGAACCACGCACGACACCTTTTGACACGCGACTGTAGTTGTTGCTGTCAACCAATGTGTCAGGGTGCTGCAGGGTGATGTCCACGCCATCAAATGACGCAAGAGAGTCAGCGTTAAACACTTCCTCTTCAGGACGATACACGTTGATAATGCGGTTAGGGTCACCATCCAGACCAAGTTCACACGCCAGATACTGCTGGATACCGGTACGTGCAACCTTGCCCGGAACACGCAAGAATCCCTCATCCGTGAACTCACGCTGAGTGATTTTATATGTCTGTCGGTCTTGTACGGTAATCTGCATAATTGTGTTGACGTACCCGTCAGTAGGTGGTAACTTACTAATGAGACATATCATACAGTTAATTTTAAAGGTGAGCAACTATGTGGGAATACGTGAAGGGCAGTGAGCGAGATTTTGAAGGCGTGCCCGATTGTGCGCTGTTCATACTGGGCAACAAGTACCTGCGATACTGGGCAAAGGATGCCGATTCAAAAATCGAAGGGTACATTGTTGACTCGGTAGAAATCATCGCCGAACGCCGCAAAGTGGATGACCTGCGAAGCCGCACCAACGATGCCAACCTGCAACAGGCCTTCGACACCGTGCAACGTCCGGTACACTATAACCAGTCTGGTATTGAGTGCATTGATGCGATTGCTGCGGCTGTGAAGGGTAAGAGCGGTATTGAGGCCGCATGTGTGGCAAATGTGATTAAGTACCTGTGGCGCTACGAGCTGAAGAACGGCGTGGAAGATGTGCGTAAGGCGCAATGGTATCTGGACCGTCTGGTTAAGGAGTTGAGCAAATGAGCGGAACCTTATATCTACACGCTTCGTCTCTTGCTCATAAATTCGGTTTTAGTGACGGAGACGCTTTAGAGTATGTTTTAGACGAAGAGTATTATCTTCTGGATGTCGACGCACATGAGTTATTAATCCTACTTGTGAAACAGCACTTGTTACCCCTGATACCACACGTGACCGTTTACACTTTACCAAGTATTCACAACCCAATCAGGTGTGATGAAGAATTTAAAGAAGAACTTTTAAACTCCGATATCCAGGTGGATGTCACTTATGAGCAAATCCAACAGGCAATTTTGTCATTGAAGGAGCGTAACAAATGACCCTCTACGAACTGTTACTACTTGCAGCAGGTGTACTGTGCTGGGTCATGCTGGCGGGGAGGGTGTGATGAATAACTTCCTTTACGGTATGTGGTTCATGTGGTTCATCCTGTGCGTGATTGCACATAATGGACAAACAACACTGTCTCTTTTTATTGGTACAGTCATCATTCCCGCTCTGCTGATACTGATGGCGCGGGGTGTATGGTTCGTGGTGCGACTGGTTAAATTTAAGTGGGAGAAGAGAAATGGGCGAATGGATTAATATCGAAGAACGTTTACCAGATAATGGTCAGGAAGTGATAATTTATGCTCCGGATGGTGGTGTAATGGGTGCTTTTTTCAGGACATGGACACATGTTCGTACTGGGCAATTGATGCAGGCATTTCAGGATTACGACAATGAAATTTTCAATTGGTGGACGTGGGAGGTTACTCACTGGCAACCACTACCGGAGCCACCGCAATGACACAAGATGAAAGTAAGTTCCTTGTTTTAAAAGAGTTACATGAGCGAATCAAAACAGACCCTGAAAAAGCTGGTTGGTATATGTACAAAGCGTACCGACTTGGCGAAGGTTGCTCCGTAGATGAAGCGCTTGAGTTTGCTCCAGATAATAAACCAATCCTAAAAATCGTTAAAAATTAAGTGGGAGAAGAGAAATGAGTAGTAAAGCAACAAATCAAACAGCAATCATCGCAAGCATGTTCGCGTTAGCCGCAAGTCACAATAACAAAGAACATTGTTTCGGATTGAATGGGAATATTTATCCGATAAACAATAAGAAAGGTTTTGCGTCAAAAGACAAGCGCAAAAAACGTTAACCGCGTGCCTTACGGTTCCGCTCCACCTGCGCCGCTGTGACTGGTACTGCCACACAGCGGCAATTTATTGGCTGGCCGGGGAAGGTTGGTACACCATCCACAACCGGCAAGTCGTCCCAGCTGAACACCCCTTTACCGTATCCCACATCACGATTACCCACAGCAACGTGTGACGGACGTACGCGTTCATCATGTGCGGTTTGCCAGTGAAAGTACTTTATGCCGCTGTTAACCTGTCTGATGCGGGTTATTTCACCCTGAATTTTACTGGTCTGGTCGCGGCTGATAAGCCGTGCTCTACGCTGCGTAATACCAAACTGTTTAACCAGTGTCTGCTCAATGTAACTGGGGCGCATACCGGCACGCATGTTACCTGTGACAATGTTGCTCACCTGTTCCAGATACTGTGAGGGGATGGAGGTGATGAGCGCGGCGTTCTGGTCAGCAGCAGCTTTGAGATAGTCGTACAGCTGGTCATCGCCGCCGTACAGGTTGATAGCAACAGTCTGACGCATTGCACGTGTGGAAGCATCCTGGACGAAGGTAGACGCAATCTCACGCGCCTGACGACGTGCAAAAGGGCTGGTCCATCTCTCTACGAGGTTGCGCAGTGCTGCAGCTATCAGGTCCGGCCATGATGCGTCAGCGGTGTACTCCGGCACAGACTGTTTAATCAGCGGCACAATCTCTGCGTCAACGTCAGCCTTCACCAGCCTGACAATCTGTTGCAGCTTGCGGTTGTACTGGATTTCAGTCTGGGTCATTGCGTGAGTTGCTCCATAGCCTCATCGTGTGACAGCCCGTCGCGTGTCAGTGCGATATAACGGTCAAGAAACTGGTCACCTTGCTCCTGCTGTGTATCCGTCTCATCACCCGGCGTAACGATAACATCTGTCTCAGCTGCTTCCTGTGCCTCAATGTCCTCATCTTCAAACTGATACTGTTCGGACGACTGGAGGTTACGCTGAATCTGTGACGGACGGATAATGCCTTCCTGCAGGTAACCAATGTCCGTCTGCATGCGAGTATATGCAGCCTGTGCCAGCTGCAGCTCATCAGGCTGTGCGAGCGGTGCCCACACGTAGTTGTAATCATCCGGCCAGTAACCCAGTGCGCTGCGTACCAGTACCTCGTCCAGATAGCGCAGACCGGGGTCAAGGCGTACCAGCTGTTTCGAGCGGATGGAGTTGAAATAGTTCTTCAGGTCTCCTTCACCCGTGGCATTCAGACCCTTGGCAGAGGTACCGAACAAGCGGGTGAGTGGGATATTAGCGGCACCGCTAATCCACGTCATGAACAGCTCAATAACCGGCGCAACACCGCCCAAATCGAGCGTCTTGCGGTCATATGTCTCATCACCGTCCAGCAGGGCCATCTGCACCACAGATTTCATCTGACTGAACAGGGCATAACGGGATGTGATAGCGGCGTCCTGGTCTGTTGCAAGCTCATCACTCAGACCAGGACGCTTGATGATGTCCACGTTGGCTTCCTGCATCAGCTCGGCAATACCGTCCTTTGAAGCAACCATGTCCATGATGTCATCCAGACACTTGCGCAGTTCTGAGTCACCCCATCCCTGAGTCTGCAGCATCTGGCGGCGCGGAAGTCGTGTGCCGTTAAAGCGTGCAAAGTGTGACCAGTGAATCTGCTGCCCGCCACCTGTGATGGTGTAAAACTCTGGTGCAAGGTAGTTCGGTGCGAGCACGTTCCACGTGTTGAGCGTCATGGCAGACATATCGTAGCGGTCAAATACTACCAGGCGCTGCAAATCACCCTTACGGATGCGGTTCACGTTTAACGGCTTCTGCAGGTCCTGTCCGGTAAGCATGAGAATACCGCCACCCCCGTACAGGTTGCCCCACGTTGTGGCCTCCTGAACAGCCATAGGCAGCATGAGACGGTCTTCTTCGATACGGATGGCGTCTGCGTCCTGTGACTTGATGATGCGCCACTCACGACACATGTCTTCAGCGGGAATGTCCACGATGGCGCGTGCCAGCCAGTTCGTCTGGTATGCTGCGTCAAGCTGCTGCCAGTCCTGCAGGGTGGCGTAGCTGAAGAAGTTGTGTGAGCGCTTAGCCTTGGCTGTACCAAGACCTGATGCAACGTTGACCAGACCGTCGCGTACAGCTGGTACTGAGTGGAGATTGGGTTGTTTAGCTTTTGGCACGGGCAAGCACTCCATTCTTAACATACAAAGCATGCCGCACACATGCCGCAACACGGGTCAATTGATGACCTACGTGACCAATTGTATCTACGTTAACGTGTCGTGCCATCAGTCCAGCTCCACATAACGAGTGTAAGCGGTGCCAAACCACGTAAAGGTTTTCGCCGTACCAGTCTGGAAGCTATAACCGCACAACTCGTTACATTCGTCGTTAATGTCGCGGATAGCGATACCTTCTGACGACTCGTAAACTTTTACGCGCATTGTTTTAAAACGAGGGATAAGGTCTCGTAATTGCATCAAAGTATCTCCGCTGCTGTACGACGTGCAAGTAATCCGCGACTGTTGGCGATAATGAAACTGTCTGCGATGTTGGGTGATACGATATCACGTTTTGCTAAATCTTTCTTGCTCTCCACTTTGACTTTACCGGCGTTATCAAAGTCGCGCATCGGCGTAGAGAGTTCATCAATCAGTTTGTCGAGCAGTTTTGCGTCAATGTCGCTGCTGAGACTAATCATCTGGTCAGCAGGGAAGGTGCGCCCCTTTGTCACAGCCAGATGTGTGTTGCGGAACCGGTCAGCAGTGAGCCACCATGTTTGCGCTTTCAGGTTGGCAAAGAAGTCTTCGTTTGCAATACGTGTGTCGCCGTAACGCTTCTTCGGGTCTGACACTTTGCCACCGGCGTTGAATTTGAAGTGCCTGTGCCATCCTGCGGCGTTCAGGTGCGAACCTGTACCTGCGCCCACACCGATGCTGTCGTAGCCGATATGGGACGCTCCAGCGCGTTCTGCGGTGAGTTTCACACGCATTGCTGACTCACGCAGCTCATCCTCACCGCCTTTCCACTCATCCAGACCGATGCAGACGCTGCCATCCATCGTGGTTGAAGCGTTTTTATCGTCGCCACTGTCTGCCACGTCGTAGCCAACTGTCTTACCGCCGAACCAGTTGCCGCCTACTTTCAGGTGTGCATCAATGGCAGACTGCAGCCAGCTGCGTTTAATGACCACGCGGTCATCGTTATCGAGTGGTACACCTTCGTAGATGTGCTGGAACTCTTCGTAGTCTTCCAGTTTGGCTGATTCAATATCGGCACGGGCTGTTGCAGACAGGAAAGGATTTTCAGTGTAATTAATTAAACGCGTAATTGTTCCGGCCGGTGGATTTAATACCATGCGCTTATAAACAAAATCAGTTGCGATACGTGGATTAAATGTGAACCACATTTCCGCACCTTCGTTACGCATAATTGTCGGACGAATTACACTGAACATCTCTTCGGTTAAATTATGAGCCTCTTCAATCCATGCTACAGAGGCTTTTTCAAATGATTTAATTTCGTCGATATTACGGGCCATACCGTAAAAGCGAAATAATGAACCATTTGTTTTATGCTCGATGGCGTCCGCATAAACTTTAAAATTCCTGCTCAGACCGAAATAATCAATTTTATCTTTGAGCAGGGTATATACCGAATCAGCAATACGGTTCTGGTACATACGCAGACACAGGAAACGCTGCTCCATGAAATTGGCACGCGCTATAGCCACGCCTGCGGCATCGTGAGACTTGGACGACATACGACCGCCGTACAGCGTGCGAAAGCGTACAGGCTGCCCGTCAGGTGCCGTACGCGTTTTCCAGAAGTCTCGCAGGGCAGGGTTAAGCGTCGCCATAAAAATCATCCAGAGTTTTACGCACGTTGAGTTCGCCGCTCAGTTCGATGAGTTGCTTGTCGAGGCCCAGCAGCTTTGCCTGACCCATCACAGCCTGTACAGCTGCGGAGGATTGTGGCGTATCTGCACCGAGTGCAACGGTGTACACGTTGTTCAGTTTTTCCAGCAGTGTATCCACGGTGATAGCGTGGCGCTTCTGGTGTGTCTCACGCAACTGATTCAGTCTTTGGGTCACTTTGGGGTTGTCCAGCAGCAACGACGCTTCACGTCCAATACTGTTGGCAGTCATTTTTCAGCCTTGTAAGACTGACGATACGATTCGGAAGCATTACCCGTCTCAACGAACACACGGCAGAATTTCTCCTGCTGTTCAGTAAGTCCGAATTCGTTAAGTGGTCGAGCCATAATCAGAAACCCTCGTACTCATCAAAACCGTCAAACTCTTCGAATGCTCTCATATCCGCAGTCCCCACATGTGCGCGTTTAACACATGATACCACACGGAGCAATGCCGACGCTACTTTACCCCGGTCAACCGGAAATAATTGGACCGGGGTAGACCATCGGGGTATTAGTTAAGTTGTTGATTCTCTTTATATATATATATTATTTTACCCCTATTACCCCTAAAGAATAATAATTATATAGTAATAAGGTTCTAATAGTATGTATGTATTTATACAGTATCACTTTTACCAGTAAAAGAGTAAAAAGCATCGGGGTGGTGGGGTATTTCTCGTAAGTGTATGATTTTATTAAAGGTGGTCCGGGGTATTTAAAGGCTTGTTTCAGTTAGATACAGGCGATATAATAAGGTATATCAAACCATAAGGAGACTAAATTGAATTTTAAATGTGATAAATGCGGCTGGCATGTCCCTGTCAGCGGCGGCGATAAATGTTCAGAGTGCGCCAGAAAGGAAGCAATGGATTTTTGCAGCGCTGTTCGACGTAAGCAAAAACCCACACATCTGACTCCTCTGCATGAAAAAGTATGGGCCGGTATTGTCGAAGATGGTCGTAAATGGCGCGTGTCTGATAAGTACATTGCCCCCTGTGGACACCCTCATGTGAAGGATACCCAGGGTAAATGCATCTTTTGTCGGTTTGAGCAGTACGCCCCCGTGCAGCCTGTGACACCTCTGGAACAGTACGTCATAAACCTCAAGCAGAGCGTCACAGAACTTCGTAAACGCGCGGATGCAGCTGAAGCAGAGGTACTTTCTATCGAGGCTGGTTTCTATGTACCAGAACGCGTTACAACCAAATCGGCACGACAATTTGCAGTGGAGAGGGGTGAGAAGTGGTATCAGCACGACGAACCGTGTAAGCACTGTGGGGTTGTTTCAGAACGATACGTAGCTAACGGAAGGTGTCGCAACTGTGGCAAATAAGAGAATCAATCTGCATGACCGCGAAGGTCGTTATAATGCATCACGCTTATATGGTGATGAGATGTTTATAGTGGATAAAATACGTGAACTGGAATTCTGTATTGACTATGTTGAAAACGATTTAAGGCTGAAAAATGGTGGTACTTTAAGTAAGCGTATGCAGGATGAAATAGACCTTTATATTTCTCTTCTGGCTATGTATGACAAATTGTTTAGGCCAAATCGTAAATATTAAACAAAAGCCCCTTTCGGGGCTTAATTCTTTTTGTCTGTCGGTCTATTACATCTTACGCAGAAATTATTCCAGCATCTTTTTCCGCAATGACTACAGATTGGCCACATTATTTCACCCCTCCCCGCGCGTTCCACAGTGCCACACAGTCAATCACGAACCAGTAGTGCCACATTGCAAGGTTAACCACAAACCGCTTCAGCACGTGCTGCGTGTGGTAATCCTCGTCATACACATCATCACTTGTCTCACGCACGCTCATGATGACGCACAATACCAGCCAGCATTGCAGTAAGGTCATTTGGTTACTCCGTGCTCAGAAGCATAGTCTGGTATGAAGAAACGGCCTTGCAGAATCATTTCCAGCGCCTGCTTAAAATACTCATCACGGATGGACAGCTGACCACCCATCTGCACTTTGGCATACTGCAGCTCTTTGAGCAGCTCTGCCGCTTTCTGTGGTGTTAGTTTAAGTGTCATCCCACAACCCTCATCAGAATCACCAACTGGACCGTTTCATCACGGTCAAGAGCAAACTCACAACCCCGCGCCTTAAACAGCACCTTATTTGCCAGATGCTTTACCTCACTGACCATACCGGGGTCATTGTCGTCGAAGTCGAGCAGCACGCCCTCACGTATCTGTGAAGCGGTAATGGTACGTCTGCGGATAATTTCATTTTGCATTACAGAGCCCTCCCGGGAAGCATCTGGTCACGGTACAGCGTGTCCTTGAACAGCTTATCAGTCACGGCAACCTGCACCTCGTGCAGTTCGGTAAAGTGCTTGATGAACACGCCCGTACCATTATTGCAGACCTGTGCATAAGACTTGTAAAGGTTGCCAAAGTTATCAATACCTTCCAGCTCGTAGTTCTGCCCGTTACAGACCACAGGGGCCTTGCGGTCCAGCTGGTACTTAACTGCAGTACCATACATCGTCACGACCAGACGACCGTCCTTTGACACCAGCGACAGCGGCTGGCCAGCGTGTACGCTGGTGGAGAGTGCTGCACCCAGTACGAGTGCCATTACAATACGTTTCATTTCTTCTGTCCCCTTGTGAGCAGCACCATTACTGCTCTTCATGTGATTAAAGATACTCCTCATTGACGGAGTCGTCAATACTCAATGCAAAAAAAAGTCCCCGTGCGGGGACCGTCATAAAACACGGGAACTAACGAGGTAATGTACCCTTCAAAATCTCCAGACCTGCAGTGTAGCCGACCATCCACGCGTGCTTCTGCACCGTGTCAGTATACGGACATTCCGCCGTATCACCGCCTCTCACAGCGCAGTCGCGTCCGGCACGCCAGATATCATTAAGGTTCATAGTCCTGCTACTATCGCAGCATATCCACGTGGCGACCATCGGATATATCCGACAAGTCAGCGTTAAGCCAGTCCACACGGCGTTGCAGTCTGTCACTCAGCTGGGCATTTCTACACCAGTTCTGCCCCCGTTCACGCAGCGCATCCACCCGGGCACGCTCCATATCCTGACACACCGGACCGGTCCACATACTGCTGCCCAGCCTGCGCACGTTCTCCTGACACAACCCGCCACTTTCCACCATCACCTGCACATAATTCCCATAGTTGCAGGGTGGTGCAGCCTGTGCGGCAGGCGTGAGAGCGAGGAGAGCTATGAGCAGTGTTTTCATTTTAACTCCTTCGGTAATAAACGATGTTACGCACAAGTGGCACACTGAAATCCATCTTACGGGCAATCACTTTCAGGGGCATCTTGCTCTCATGTAACTGCCGACAAATTTCCACCTCATCATCCGTGGCTATGGAAGCATGATGACGTTCACCATGTTTCATCATGCTTATACCCTTACGCTGACAAAATGATTTTACGGAAATAGCCGAACGTCCCAGGACTTCAGCTATTTTGCACATTGTCATAGTCTGCGCATTTCTGCGTACGTACTGCTCTTCCTGGTAACTCCACGGGACTACTTCGATTGCCAGACTGATTCCATTGCGCTGGGCCAGACATTTCACCGCCCGCTCTGAACAATTCAGTAAGAGCGAAATTTCTGAGGCAGGCAATTTACCGGCGAACTGCCGTAACTTTTGTACACGTAAGTCACATTTTTCTGCACGATTTCTGAGACGTTCGCTGATTCCATCGAAGCTTTCAGAAGGCATAGCTCATTCTCCAGTTTAAGACAATATTCAGCCAGTTCGTAATAACTCATACCGTACCACATATCCGCACCTCCTCAATCAGACGGCGCGTACGCATGTGACGGTCAGTACTGCTGGAGAGCACGCGCACAACCTTATGTCCGGCACGCAGTGCATGGGTGGTCAGATGCTGCAGGAAGTTCTGCGCATCCAGCGTGGTCATTTCAGTTTCAAGCTTCAGTCGTTTGTATACAGTTGTCATAATTGCGGTCCCCATAGTCCCATGTGAGGGGTTGATTAAGTTAGTTACTGGCCCAATGCTTTGGCAATTACGGCCTCTGCCGCTTCCATCCGTCCCCATGTTGAAGATGGTTTGTCCGGCTGCGGGTATGCGTGCTTTTTAACGATAGCTATCATCTCCTGAAGCGCCTCAAGAAGCTCAGGTGCTGCGGCACAAAGATTTGCATTCGCTTCATCTTTATCAGTGGCTCGCATACCACCGAATGCAGCAATACAATTTCCATCCTCGTCCATAACGTACTCCCCATCTTCAACAATCCACTGTCCCGGCGTACCTTTAAACTCTTTCATTTCAACCTCCTACTATAAACACCAGCACTATTGCTGTTCGTTGAATTAACTCTAACCTATCACTGACGACTCCGTCAATACCTAATGCAAAAAAAAGTGCGGCTGGTTACCGCACTGCTCATACCTGCTAACATCACCCCTGCATCTGCGCGGCCAGACCCATATCACCCTGTGCGACCTGGTAATGACGCGCAATCTCTGCCGCACCCTGCAGATTGGCGTGAATGTGACCCAGTTTGATATATAGACGCGGCTTACCGCCATCAATAAGAATGACATTATTCACACGTCCATCCTTAAGGCCTGGATGCCAGTCATAGCCAAGCGAGCGCATCATGTCGCGGCGGCGTGACGGCGGTACCTGACGGTCAGCGCGCATCTGCTTGAGCAGGTTATCCAGCGCCTTGCTGCTCACCCAGCCACCCATAAAGCCCTGACGTCCTTCCTCGATAGCTTCGAGAACTTCCTGCTCAACGCTGCCCAGTGCGGCATCAATAGCCAGTGCAGTGCTGCTGGTCTCCGGCGCGCGGTTAGGGTGGTGCGCTACCTTGCGGTTGTGGAAATAATGGCGCAGGTATGAGGCACTCAGCGGGTCGCGCATAAAATGGTCCAGTGCCGCGTAATACGTCTCATCCATACCGTCCCGCAGGATATCCTCTGCTGTCTCGTGTGGAGTAATGAACGTAGCATAGCGACGGTCATCTTTTGTCTTCATCACAGCGTCACGGTGGTTACTGGTGATGATAATACCCAGCATGTTACGGCAGGTGTCAGTCTCAATACCTTTTTTCTGGAACGGGATGGTACGGTCTGTGACAATGGGTTTAAGAATTTCAATCACGTCACGCTTGTCACCCACCTTAAAGTCATTGATAACCGCAAAAGTGTTACCGTGCACCCAGCCGTTAAATTTGTTGTCCACGTCTGACGACTGTACCACGGTAGAGTGGCGCTTGCCCATCACCAGCATCATCGCATCCGCCACCGTGGTTTTGCCGTTACCCGGCGCACCCACGATGACCGGTGCCCAGCGCATACACTCACCCGGGTGCTGCACCTTCCATGCCATCCAGTCCAGCAGGATGTGGTGGTCCAGCGGGCACAGTTTGCGCACGTGGTTGATGAATAGCGAGACATCACCTTCGATACCCGTGTCAGTGGTTGGCTTGAACGCGTTGACATATTTCAGACCATCCTCGGTCACGATAGAGCCGAACGCCGTGTCGGGGTCGTAATTGATGTCGTCTACTTTGCTGAAGGTGTATAGCTGTGACTCCGTGAACGCCTCCCATGCTTTCCGGGTTGTCTTCTCATTCGACTCATCCAGGGTGAACGTATAACCGCCGTACAGGGTGTTAAACTGCTCCGACTTATACATCATGCCGTTTGGCGCGAGAATACTGTGATATTTGGCAACGTACACGCAGCCCTTGAACATCTCCGCCAGCTGTGTACCGCCGATAAACTGAAAACCAGAGCGCACAACCGGCTCAGAGGCTTCCACAACGCGTTCAGGGGCGACAACCTCAATGGGAGCGCCTACACTGTACCATGTGGACTGTCGCGACACAGCGCCAAGGATGGTGCGCTGCATGTAACTTTTGTGGTTATCCCACTTGTCGCGCGTCAGGGCACTCTTACGCATAAGTCTTTCAATTCTTTCGCAATTGTTACCCGTCCAGAAGCTGAGATGCTGAGCCAGCGCGGCATCAGCGCTCGACGCGTCACCATCATACGCACTCGTGTCACCGTGCCACAGGTCCTTGAATGTACCCTTAGCGCCAAATACGCCAGCTGCACTCGTAGCTGCACACGCCTTCGCAATCAGTTTCTCGTCGTCCGGAATCGGGCACGACTGCGGTACGTGCGTGGTTGTCCACTCTGCTGCGGTAGTCTGCTCCTGTGCGGGAAAGTAGCGAGCCACAATTGCATTGAGCGGTGCGGAGGCATCAAAGAACATATCGCCCTGACCCTGCTGGCCGAGACAAATGAAGCGATTATCGCTGTACAGCTCAATGTGCAGCGGAACATTCTTCGATGCGTGCGGAGGAATGGAGCTGCTGTAGCCGAAGATGTGCAGGCCCTTACCCGACTGGCTCACCTCCACATAGCAACCCGCAAACTGCGTGCACAGTTCAGTTGCCAGACGGGACCATGAGTTGGCACCTTCCAGTGCACCATCGATGTCAATGCAGAAACGCCCGTCGCCATCAATAATGACACCGGCGCGGTAATTTGTGCCGAGTCCAGCCGCAGTCTGCTGCGCCTGCTCCAGTGTCATGCGGTCAGCCGTGTGGAGGCTGGTTACAATACCCTGCGCATTACAGGGCATCTTTTCAGTACGGTCGCCGCGTTGCTCAAGCTTACAAACGATAAATTTGGAGTGAACGAATTCACCCCTCGTGGTTGAGGGGATTGTGCTCATCAGTTATCCCTTAAATATTATTGTGCGAGACTGGTCAGTGCTTTCAGGCGCAGTTCCTGTGGTGCAGCCTGTGCTGCTGCTTCACCTGCTGCGATACCTTCCGCAATCAGTTTCAGGTCTTCATGCTCTACAGCACGTTCCATTACAGCATTTCGCAGCAGCGCCACAGACTGCCAGTGGTGGTTAACGGTACCCAGCGCCACGCCTGCTTTAGCAGCAATGTCATCCCGCTTCAGGCAGGAGAAACCGTCACTCAGTGCCATACTGTAAGCCACATCAAGAATTCGTTCTTTGGTCATCATCTCTAATCCGGTAGTAAAATATGATACAGTATTACACGTGTTTGACGGTGTGGTCAATGGTTAAAGAGGCTTCCAGCGTATAACATCATCGACATTAAATGTACCGATTAACGTCAGAAAGAATTTTGAACCATCACTCATTTCCAGATACATGCCGTCAGTAAAACCTGTTGCCTCAATATGTAAGCGCACTTTAACAGATTTTTCCGGCAACTTGTCTTTCACCAGTGTCCACTCACTCATAACTCACCACTCCCGTTCCAGAATTTAAAATCACCGCCCAGCGATGTCACAATCTCACCAAAACGCAACTGTGCCTGCTCGTGTTCGGTCCCTTTGTACTTCCAGCCTTCACGCTTCACCTCACGTGCCACAAACTGACCCAGTGTGATACCGACCATATCAGGTGTAATAATGACCGGACGCAAGCCAATCAGGTCACTGGACTTCACGCGCTTGTTCATCGCCGGTGTGTCATTGCACAGTCCGTACCTTACAATCCGACCTGTTTCATCTTTTAGCGCCCCGCAATTGTTCCTGAAGAGTCGCCAGCCCATCTTACTGGCAGTCAGTCGCGCCAAATCCTGCACACGTGCCTCACTGCGCTCACCACTCGACACATGCTCCGTACTCTCCACACCCATAATCTGCGCCAGTTCAGACAGTGCATCATGGGACAACCCGTGGCGTCGAGCCCACTCATGGATAGCGGGGGTCATTGTGGTGGCTCCGGCAGTGGTTGCCAGTGTGTCTCTAACCCTCTCACACAGTTCCCGGGGTATGTCCAGAGTGCATCATAGTCGCCATCTCTCACGTAAAAACCTAACCCAACATCTTCGCCATCTGTTACCAGTACATCTGCGTACTCTTCAGGTAACTCATCCTCAACACTAATCCACTCACTCATAACCCAATCCTCTCTCTTAATTTATCAGCTTCAACAGCCTTCAACGCCTGTGCCTCAATCCATGACACTCCATATGTGAGATAGAACTTGCGGAAAATCTCACTGTCGCTCAGTCCTTCAGCGCGACGATAACCGGCCCATGTGCTGAGACTATAATCCAGCCTGACGAGCGCGTCAATACGTTGCGCCTGTCTTTTCACATTAGCGAGCACCCCTAACTGCGGCACACCCATCCCGGTCAGCCTGTCACGCATTGCCTCGGGTGTCTCACGTGCTCCCACAACCTCAGCACGCATCTGTGCAAGTGTCTCGGGGTCAAGCTCCAGCAGGTCACCATCAACATACTCGGGGCCGCTACGCACCGCAGGCTTCGGTACAGGCTCACCACAATCCGGACACGCATCGAGATAACGCTCGTACACAGCGGTGCAGGCTGTACACACACGGATAGTGCTTGGCTCACTCTTACCGGTACGTCGCTCACGCCGGTCCAGACTCCACTCGCGTGGTGCATCGGGCAGGCCGTGGCGGAGTACATTAGAGACAGCGTCGATAACTGTCAGATGGGTTTTACCTGTATCATCGCTCTTACGTGTACCTCTTCCGAACATCTGACAGTAAAGAGCGTAGCTCTGAGTGGGTCGTGCAAATGAGACAACTTCTAGAGAGCTAACATCAGTTCCCTCTGTGAGGACGCTGTCATTTACAATTTGTAAAATTTTACCGCTCGCAATGTCGCGCAGAGCCTGAATTCGTTCATGGTCTGACATTCTTCCCGATACGGCTACAGCAGGTACACCGCGTGAGCGATACTGTTCAGCGACCTGTTCAGCCATATCGACCCCGACTGTAAATGTCACACCGCGTTTACCCGGCGCAATTTTTAGATAATGCTCAACAATGTCCCCGACAATATGAGATTTACCGATTTCCTCTTTAAGTTCTCTCTCGGCATAATCCCCCGTGGTTTTACTGACACCCACCCGGTCAAGCCTTAAATCTGTCGGAGGACAGTAAATCTTGTAGTCGCTCAGATAGCCCATAGTAATCAGGTCACGCATGGTTGGCCCGACAACCAGAGCATCCCCATAGCCATCACTTTCACGGGACAATCCTTTACCGTCAGCGCGACATGGTGTCGCAGTAAGGCCTAAACCACGCGCTCCAGACTGGTCAAGAGGGGTGAATACACCACCCCATGTTTGAGAGTCGCGAGTATAATGGTGAAATTCATCACCAATGATGGTTAGTTTGTCTTTATATGCTTTCAATTCATCTATGTGTTTTTGCTTTACGGACTGAACTGAAGCTACCGTGATACGTGCAGATGGGTCATAAAAGTTTTGACCGTGTTCTTCCATATGCAAACGTGTTGCATACTTGATGGTGCTCTGAGCAGCGATTATCGCGTGACGCAGACCGTTACGCGCAAGGGTATTGCTTAACTGTGAAATCAACTCCGACCTGTGCGCGGTAATGAGAATGCGTTGTCCTCTGTTAGCTTCCAAACGTGCAATTTCACACAGTACGGAAGCTTTACCAGACCCGGTTGGCATCACTAGAACGACAAATCTTTTACCAAGTCCCCATTGAGCGTAAACCTCATCAATAGCGTCTTGTTGATAAGGGCGCATCTTAAGCATTATCTGTCCTTTTGTATGTCTGGTTTTACCTTTGAAAGCAACCTCGGTCATTGCGCGTTCCACATCCCAACCGTAATAGAAAAGACGACCTTTTATTGTGAGATATGGGATGCCTGAAATCTCAGAAAGTTCACGAATATCATACATCTGCCCACGATATTCATATTTAACCGTATCGGTGCGGTTGCGAGATTGTCTTTCATTACCCATCCAAATGCAGTTATCCGGCTCATAATGACCATTTACGTCTGTTCTTTCGATGGTCAAACCTTGAACATAACCGGTTTTCTTCGCCCAGTTGTGGAAGTTTTCAAATGATGACCACTCGTCACAAACCTGAATACCGCGACTACCATAGTGCGGGTAATCTTTACAGTTTGGGTTGTTACAACGCTGGCGCATTGCTTTCCACACCCAGTACAAGCGCTGATTGCCTTTGATTAGTCCATGCGTCTTCGGCATATCACTCACTCCCTAACACATAAATCTTGCGGTTAATGTTCGACTCAATGCACCGTGCGTTACGGATGAACCGTGCCGCAACGTAAGGCGGCACTGCCACACCATTGAGATAGAACTTATCTTTCTTGCTGGTTGAGTTTGCCCACCCGTAGCTGGGACGGTGCAGTTGTTTAATGGTTATCATTTTTGGACATCTCCCATGCTGCCTGCCAGACCTTCCACGCTAAGTTCACACGTGCATCCATATAATCCCCGCTTCTTTTGTGTCGCATGAGTGAAACACCCGGGTAACGCGCATACCACCATTCTTCAAAGTCATTCCTCATTTTCTTTCCTCATTGTGTTGACGAGAACGTCAGTATGCAATAGTATGTCTCTCAACGCAACTCACCGAGGAAGAAAATATGAGCAAATTAATAAGAGATGGTCGGGTAGCTGTTCTGGTCAGTTACGATTTCGGAGCAGGATGGTCCACCTGGAATGATGAAGAAGATATGGTCTTCAACGCACGCGTGGCTTTAGCGGTGTTGAAAGAATCCGATGAGACACCAGAACAAGCTGCTGAAGCAGAGTATCCCAAAGCTTATCACGGAGGTGTTGACCAGTTGAAAGTTGAATGGCTACCAGTAGGTACAGCTTTTAAAATTAATGAATATGACGGTTCGGAATCGTTACAGCTTTGCGAATACACAAACTGGAAAATTGCATAATAGGAGTCAACCACAAATGAGTCACATTAAACTTAGCATCCCAAACGATGATGAAGTCGCACTGCATTACTTTGGTGAGGCGATGATTAAACTGGCGGCAGCTATTCGCGGTGAAGACTCCGTGGATGTGCGTGTTGAGCCTATTACCATGAAGATTGATGAGCAAGCATTGGAACGCCTGCAACAAGCCACACGAGACCTGATGCAGGCTGCTCCGGCTATGTTGCGTAACAACGATGTGGACGGGTCAATTGAGGTTCACGGAAAGTTAAAAGTAGTAGAACCAGACACCACATCACAGCAGGTTGAATCACTCGCAATTCCGGTAGAAGCAAACGGTGCAACATACGAAACGGATTTAGGCTCTGACAATCCGCAAGCTGTACCCGTCACCGACTCAACCGGCACACCGTGGGACGAGCGTATCCACTCTGCCAGCAAAGCACTGAACAGTGATGGTACATGGCGTGTGCGTCGTAAGCCTGCCGACAAGACGCCGGAAGAGTGGGCGGAGTATATCAAGTGGGTAGAGGAAGATATTCACACTATCCAACATGGTGAGAGTATTGATGACTGGGCAGACGAGCAAATTGCTAAGCTGGAGAATCCCGAACCACCTATCACAACAGAAGGCGACGACTTCCACACGGATGCAGGTGTGGTAACTGAGCAGCAGGTGGCAAGCTTCCCGCCTCCGCCGCCAGTGCCGGTACCGCCTGCACCTGAATTTGATGCACAAGAGCAACTCGATTGGATGGCGAAAACTCCTGCGCTCACCGAAACGGAACGTCATGAGCTTAAGGTTAAGGTGAATAATACCGCCATGACCTTCCCACAGGTAATGGCTTTCCTCACCGAGCGTCACGGGCGTATCACATCTGCACAGGTGGACCGGATTATTGCAGACATGGGTCTGGAGAAGATTACCGACCTGAACACACAACCGGAGCATACCGGACCATTCATTGCACGCGTTAAAGCGCATCTGGGGGAGTAGTCATGGACAGGCTGGTGATTTCCGCAACGGGTCATCGGCCAAATAAATTAGGCGGTTACGGTGACGAAGTTTACCACCGCCTTGTTAAATTGGCCGAACAATACATCAATGAAATCAAACCCACAGATATAATTTCAGGCATGGCGTTAGGATGGGACCAGGCATGGGCACATGCGGGTATAAATTTAGGTGTCCGAGTACACGCTGCTATTCCTTTTTTGGACAAGAATCACAATGGCCTCAAAAATCTCAAGAGCATTTTAAATGGTTGTTCTATCAATGTTCAGGTCAGATTGTTGTTTCGGAAGGTGGTTATTCGCCATATAAAATGCAGGTCAGAAATGAATGGATGGTAGACCACTCTGAACGAATTGCTGCGTTATGGGATGGTAGCAAGGGTGGTACGGGTAATTGCATCAAGTATGCACAAAATAAAAACAAAACTATTGACAATTTATGGACCAGATTTGAGGTATTGAAATGACCAGCCCACAACTCCCCAAAGCATCTGATGCGTTACAGTGGATGAAGTGTCACGGCTCCCGCGCTGCGCAGCAATTACACCCCGGTCCGCCGGGGGAATTATCAATGAGCAAGCTGGAGGGACGCGCCTGTCACGAGGTGGCGCAGAAGCTGTTTCGCAATGAACCGTTTGGTGACATCGTGGGCAGTCTGTCGCAGGACGGTATTGTTATCACACAGGAACTGTTTGAAGCAGCGCGTGAGTATTATAACGACGTGTGGGGTTACTGTAACAGTCATGGTATACCACGCAGTGAGATACAGGTTGAGAAGCCTGTGTCACTGGAGCACCACTTACCGGGCTGGTTCGGCATTCCGGATGTTGCGGTGCGTAACACCGAACTTAACCATCTCATCATCTGGGACGGTAAGTTTGGTCACTCACTGGTTGAGGTGTACGAGCACTGGCCGATGATTCTCTATGCTGGTGGACTCATCCAGAACGGTGATGGGTTTGAACCAGACATTATTGAACTGCGCATTGTACAACCGCGTGGATTTCACAGTGAAGGTACCGTGCGTAAGTGGTGTCTGACCATGGACGAATTGTCCGACTATTTATCACAGATTGACATTGCACTGAGGGAGGTGCTGTCAGATTCACCCATCTGCACACCCGGACCACAGTGTAAGAACTGTACCGCTCGTGCACACTGCGACGCTCTGCAGCGTACCGGGTATGACAACATCGACTATGTCGCACAGCTGCAGACTCACACGCTGTCCGGTCACAGCCTCGGTGTGGAGTTAAAGCTGTTACAGCGTGCGCAGGAGATGATTAAGATGCGCCTCAGTGGTCTGGAGGAGCAGGCGCTGCATGAGATTAAGCAGGGACAGCATGTGCCATTCTACACCGCCAAACCCACGTATGGTCGCAAGCGGTTCCGCAAGGACATTCCTGTAGAGCAGTTGATAATGCTCGGCGATTTGTCAGGCGTGGACATCCGTAAACCCGTGGAAGTAGACACACCTGCACAGTGCATCAAGAAAGGTATCGACCCGGCAGTGATTGAGCAGTACGCCGAAACACCCACCACAGGTGTGAAACTGGAGCCGGTTACAGAACGTGGAATAAAAATGGTATTTAGTCGTTGACGAGTGCGTCAGACTCAATTATATTACATCACACAGAGGCGGAACGGTCCGCACTGAACATTAGCAGAGAGGATTTACAAGATGGCTCAATTTACATTTGTTACCCCAGTTGCCCGCCTGATTCACGGCCACCCGATGAAGCAAAATACCCGTACTGACGAGAAAACCAAGCAACCAATCATCGGTAAAGACGGTCAACCCGTCAAAGAAGTTTACATCGGCGTGGCAATCCCTAAAGGAAGTGAAACAAGCTGGAAAACTACCGACTGGGGCAAACAAATTGTTATGGCAGCTCTGGATGCCGAAAATGGTTATATGCAAGCTCAGGTTGACCGCGACGACTTTTCATTCAAGGTTGTTGATGGCGACAGTCCGATTCCAAACCAGAATGGTAATGCACCTTCTTCTGACCCGTACAAGCGCGGTCACTGGGTGTTGAACCTGACAACACGCATTCCTTACCCGTCGTATCACGTTGGTAAATACAGTCCGCTGGATGCAATTCAGGATGTTAACGCAATTAAACTCGGTGACTATGTACGAGTAAGCATTGTTGCTAAAGGCAATAAGCCTGCAAAATCACCGGGCGTATACCTGAACCCTAACATGCTTGAGCTGTCTCGTCCGGGCGAAGCGATTATTCGTGAAAGCAGCGGTCCTGATGCAGCGAGTGTATTCGGCGGCAGTGCTCCTGCAGCAGCATTCAGCGCACCAACACCTCCAGCAGCACCTGTGCCACCGCCTGCAACTGACCTGCTGGTCACTCCTCCTGCGCCACCTGTAGAGGAGAAGTACAACGTGAACGGTACGATTTACACCAAGTCACAGCTGCTGAGCTTCCCCGGTTATACCGAAGAAGTATTAACCACGCTGACACGCGCTTAACCATATCGCCCCGGTGTGAGCCGGGGTGTTTCGAGAAGGGGACTGAAATGAAAAGATTCTTAAGACACTTATTATGGGATGGAGTATTGTGGGCTTTATTAGCCGCATGTTTCTTCCAATTACCTTATTCCGGGTATGCTGAAAACGTTTTGAGCTTTCTGGGGATTTTCTTGCTTGTATTGGCTGTGTTTTGTTTATTTGCAGTTGATAAGGTTGCTAAATCTATCGGTGAAGAGGCTGGATATAAACCACGCGGCAAAGTCTATAAAACTTACATGTTCATCACAACCGTTGCAGAGGTCGCAGTTGTGGCAGCGCTCGGGTGGTATTGGGTAGCGGCAGGTTTTGCCCTGTACGCAATTGTAATGACAGCTGTACGCACTGAGGCGGATAAACACTATGTGCCAACACACTGACAAACTGCGCAGTTATGACGAGAAGCTGAACGAGCTGGAGCGTGCAACACGTCAGACTGAAGAAGAGCGCCGGGAGTACATCAACCGGCATGGACTGAACAAACCTGTTAAAGACAGCGGGTATACGAAGGGGTGATGATGTATGTTACAGCTGAAAGATTTGAAAGTGGGTGACAAGCTTTTAATGCCTTATTTTGATGATAAAGTATGCATCGTAGATAAGGTTGACGAAAGGGATGATGAACAACCAATTCACGTCGTTTGGCAAGACGGCACTCAGGCATGGCCGCAACAACGATATGTCTGCGAAAATACAGTAAAACTTTAAGCCCCGAAAGGGGCTTTTATCTCTCTGAGAGGACCGAACATGAATTACCTAAGCAAGTGCGACCCTATTAACGGCTGCGGCAAAACCTATCCCGCTGACTTGAACAATTGCCCACACTGTGGCGCTGACCACGCCTTTTCCAGTCCTGCGCCGGTTGACCCTAAGTGGTGGACTTACGACATTGAGACATATCCCAACATCTTCACGTGCTGCCTAATTCACGTCGCGACCGGTATGGAACTGGTTTACGAAATCTCCGACCGTAAGAACCAGCAGGAAGAATTTATTCAGACGTTGTTTAACCTCGGACAGAGTAAAGCATGGGGTGTAGGGTTCAATAACCAGTCGTTCGACTATCCTGTTATCCACTGGGTCGCGCAGAATCCCGGCTGCAGCGTGCAGGAAATTTACAACAAGGCACAGCAGACCATCAGCGCAAGCAACGGTAACCGCTGGTCTGTCATGGTGTGGGATAATGAACAGATATTTCCACAACTGGACCTGCTGTTGCTGAACCACTATGACAACAAGGCACGCATGACCAGCCTGAAAGCGCTGGAAATTGCCATGCAGTCGCACACCGTTAAAGACCTGCCTTATCCCGTGGGAATGATGCTGAACGACGAGCAGAAAGACAACCTTATCATCTACAACCGCCACGACACACGTGAAACTACAAAGAAGATGATGCGTTGCCTCGGTGCTATTGAGTTCCGTGAGGAGCTGACAAAACTGCACGGGCGCAACTTCATGAACCATAACGATACCAAAATTGGTAAAGACTACTTCGTTATGGAGCTGGAAAAGAATGGCGTGCAGTGTTTCATCAAAGAGCCGGGACAACGCCGCCAGCCGCGCCAGACACCGCGCGAAAACATTGCGTTTAAGGATGTCATTTTTCCGTGGATACGATTTGAGCGACCCGAGTTTAATGACATTCTGGAACGTTTTCGCACTAAAACAATTTACAAAAAGCAACTGGATGAACTCGCTGATGCTGACGAAGCTAAAGCAAAACTTGTTACTAAAGGCGTATTTAAAGACCTACAGTGCACCATCAATGGTTACACTTTTGTTTTTGGTGTCGGAGGTATCCACGGGTCAATAGAATCTACAGTGGTTAAAACAAGCGACACACATCAGATTGTTGATATCGATGTTAGTTCAATGTATCCCAGCATAGCCATTGTTAACCGTATTTATCCTGAGCATCTCGGTGAAAAATTTTGCGACATTAACAAATACTTTTTTGATGAGCGTCTGCGTGTTGGTAAGAAAACAACAGCAGGTGCAGTGTACAAGCTGGCGATGAACGGTGTGTATGGTGACAGTAACAACGCTTACGGCCCCTTCTACGACCCTAAATACACGATGACCGTCACTGTGAATGGGCAGCTGATGCTGGCGATGTTATGTGAATGGCTGCTGCGTGTGACGGGGCTGAGCATAATCCAGTCCAATACCGATGGAGTGACCATGTTGTGCCCACATGGCAAGCTGGATGAAATGCGCCAGATTTGTAAAAAGTGGGAATCACTGACAAAACTTGAGCTTGAGGAAGTATTATACAAAAAATGGCAATCAGGGATGTTAACAACTACATCGCAGTTCCTTACAAAGGCGATGTCAAGCGCAAGGGGGCCTATGAGTACGAATACGATTATCATCAAGACCCTTCCGCTATGATTGCACCAATGGCGGCTGAAGCAGCGCTTGTTGACGGTCGCAGCGTGCGAGAATTCATAACAGGTCACCGTAACCCGTTTGACTTCATGCTGCGCGCTAAAGTTAACCGCTCTGACACATTGCTGATGCGCTGGCCGGAATTTAGTGTTGAACAAGAACTGCAAAAACGACTCGTTATTTCATGAGTCGTAATGGTGGTTTACTTGTCAAGAAAATGAAACCTAAAGGACAACCCGGTACTTACAAGCGCAAAAACAAACTCACGGATGATTTTTATTTTTCTATACTTCGTGAGATTCAGGCAAAGGGTGGCGAACGAATGGACGCTGCAGGCACGCCTTACGACGAACGCATCCACACGAGTAAGGGTAGTATGTGGCAGGAATGGACAGAGTCATCCCTCTGCGCCGGTTACCGTGTTACAGAGTGTGCAGATGCTTCAGACTTTGACTGGACAGCACTGAATTATGAGTGGTACATTCAGGAAGCAGAGAAGCTGGTATTGCCATTGCTGAACTGACCCACCTCTTACGGCTCGCTTTTACAGGAGCCGCCTTCCGTTAAGAATACTCTTATTGCACCTGCGTTGCCTCTGGTTCATGATTAAGTTATTATTATGCTTAACAACTGGTAAAAACCGTGAGCGAAATTATTGTGAGTGTTGACAAGATTGAAGCGTTGAGGGAAGACGTCACAGAATTTCGGCAGGATATGAAGGCGCTGAATCAGGCGGTTCAGCAACTCATCATCAATCAGAATGAAAACAAGTTCACAAAAGAGCACGTCGAGCGCGTTGAGGTTCTGCTCACTACCGGAATTGAAAAGCTTAATCAGACCCTGAGCGCACAGCAACAGCAGATTACCGAAATCGGTAAGACTGTATTCCTGCACTCGAAAGGTGTGACCGCGATGATAGTGGTTATCAGCCTTTTCCTGCCGTCCGTCCTTGGACTACTGGGCTGGAACTACTCACAGATGGAAGCACTTAAAGACCGTCAGGTGAGCCAGAATGTACGTCTCACTTTGATTGAGCAGAAGCTGGACCTTGACCCACGTGACCGTCCGGTGAACAAATAGCCTGCCACTTTTCATTGTGTGCCAGAATTGCACGCTTGGTCTGGGGATTTAAAACTTTCACATCGTTTGCCGTTACATAAATTGGAACAACCCAGTTACACGCAGTATCGACCACGACCGGGTCACTCTTTACGTTGCCATTTGTTGAGCAGCTCGCTGTCAACATCAGCATCGGAAGAATTAGAAACTTTCTGCTCAGCATTTGACGCCTCTTTCACCACGGTTGACTGACGTTCGGTAACGGCCTGTGCTGCTTTCACGGATGCTTCACTCTGCTCTTGTGCCGCTTTAGTCTCCGCCGTACTCTTACCTTTGCTATGACCGCTCCACCATGCACCAATGATGGCGAGGATGAAGGTAATGGCTGCACCACCCCACGCATATAACTCAGTCATCTTTCTTCTCCAGTTCTTTGCGCTGCTGGTCCAGTTTTGGCTGACGGATGAACTTCGAAATTACACCAAGCGCAATCAGAGCATAACTGATGTACTGTGCAACATTGACAGGCAGCGCAGCCTTGAGGTCAGCCGGTAACATAAGCCACACCTGAACCAGTGCGTCAGGCGCTGCAGAGAGATAAACACCCAGCGCAGTACCTGCACCAATCAGCCAGACTGACCATGTTTTCCACAGCAATCTGGCGTGTGCGACAAACTCAAGCCGCGTGTACTTATGAACAATGAATAGCACGATGACAATCCCCAACACAAAGGTTAAAAGTAAACATTGTTATATCTCCACGCGGTTTGCCAGCCATCCGTTAATGAAACGGCGCTGTGAAGCGTTGGCTTCAACCAGTTCAATGTAGCGAACACCCTGCAGGCAGTTAAGCGCCTTAACCAGGATCTCGGCGGCGTTAGCGCGTGAGTTCAGATAAGCGACTACAGCACCGCGCGTTGCAGGCCCCATCTTACCATCCACAGCAAGCCCGCTACCCTGCAGCGCATTGACTGCACGCTGCAGGAATTTCGTAGCTGTCGCTGGTCCCATGTTGACACCGGTGTCGAACAGTTCTGCAGCAATGGCCGACGGAAAAGTGCTGAAGCCCGGCTTGACCAGATATTCATTGCGGTAAATATCTTTGGCGGTTTGCAACGGAAGGTCACGCATTGGGCCGGTGTAGCCATTAGCACGAGCCGTGGCAACTGTGATGCCGTAATTGGTTTCCCCGCCCTTATCGGACGGGTCGTTTACGTAACCACCCTCGGCTTTCACCGTGGCGTTGATGATGTCATCAAGAGTCATTCTTTACGAACTCCCCTTTTCTTTATCGTAAATACATCCGATGTCACACCACTGGTCTTTTTCAGTTTTACCGTGGTGTAACCTTTGCCCGGACCCCATTCACTTTTACCATCCCACACCACAACATTATCAACTTTATTACCGTTAGTGGTAATTACTGCGTAAGTATCCATTATGCATACTCCCAGATGCGACATGCACCACCGTAACCTGCGTTTCCTGCATAACCTGCTTTGTTGGCACCAAGATAAACACCATCAGATGCCGCACCAAACATCGTTCCCGACATAGGACCAATGGCATGGGCTGTATAGTTTGTAGCAATACCAAATGAAACCTGAATAGCATTGGGAGCAGTACGACCAAAAATGCTGGAAATTATACCGGTTCCGGTTGGTGCAGCCGCTGGTAGTCCAACAGACGAAGTAATTGAGCCTGATGTTGGTGTTGCTGAATAGCTACCTTGTCCACCGGGACAGGTGAGTAATGAACCGAATACACTCTGTCCGCCCGTACCGCCCATTCCGGTTTGCCCACCGGGTGTTCCACCACTACCAATGGTAACAGCCTGCGCAGTTGGGTTAGTATAGATAGCCATTGCATAAGCACCCTGACAACCAGGTGATGTACATACGGATGTTGTGGAGCTGGTTGCAACTGAACCACCTGAACCACCCGCACCACCTACCAGTTCCACGATAATTTTTTCGTTCCCGGCGTAGGTGTATAAGTACCCGAAGTTGTCATGAGTACGGTGTTAAGCAGGCGACCCGGTGTAGCGAGTAAAAGCGCGTTGAAATACTGCGATGCCCCCACGCTGTCAACGGTCCCATCTGCAGTCATGCCCGCAGCGGAAAGCAGAGAACTGAAGAAACCAGACCAGTCGTTGGCCCAGTCCTGTTCCAGATAAGAGCCATCCTGAGCATCAGGTGCGGTACGGTTTTTAAATGCACCCTGCGGTTGACCAGTTGTGGGATTGGAAAACCGGCCCGGATATCGTTCGTTACGTTTTAAAGCCATTGATTACTCTCCACCGACGTAGCCAACGAATTCCGCGCTATCGTCTACCG